GCCCCTGCTTCGCTAAAATTATAACAATGGTTATTCCAAGCATAATTGTAACAATGACTGTGGAGCCGCCGTAAATAATAATGCGCTCAACAATCTTTGCCTTACGCTTCCTCTCTGCTTCTGCCTTGGCCTTGCGATCTTTCCTTGCCTGAACCCTTATGGCTTGCAGTTCGCCCCAAGCAGAAAACCCTCTGGTGGCAATGACGATCTGGCGCAGTTCTTCTTCTGCGTCCTTGGCCCGTTGAAGATTCACAAACGTCTCCATTGCGTTCTCATCCGAGCCGGAAAACAAACTGTTCTTCTTTTTCTCATGCGCGGCGCGTAGCTCATCAACCCCGTCGAAAAACTCCCCGATCTGCTTGGTGACGTTTACAATTTCCTTGCCCGCAGACACCGCTGACTTCACCGCCGCAAACGCTGTAAACGGATCTATCATGTGTCTTTTCCCACAATGACATAAGCCCAGCACTGAGCATCAGGATGTACGCGGTATGTTTTTGGATAGTGGTAATAAAATGAAGGGCGCGGACAGCGATACCCGCAAGCCTTATACATAATTCCAAAGGGATACATTCCAAAGGCAATAGATGTGAGGGCGCAAATCATGGCTCAATTATATCACATTTTATCTGCAAGCTAAAAAGTTTTACGTGGCTAACAGATCCAATGTCCTATGTCTTGCCAGATATAGCCTCTGGCGCAGTTATAGAAATACGAACACCTTTTGCCTCAGAGCCTGTCCAGTTATTGCCACATTTTGGGCAATTACCGTCAGGATAAGACGCCACCTCTGCTGGAGTATCTACTATGTTGTCGCAAGACTCATGCGCACAAACAATTGTATCAACACTGGTGGACGGTCGCCACTTCGACCCATCGCCTAACACAATAATTGTTTCATCACTCATGTCGTTATCACCGTAACCGTTCCTACCGCCCCAGTGCCTGAAGACCCACGAACATGCGGTGTGTTTCCTAACGCAATCTTAACAAAACCTTCTTGCTGAAACAATGCTCCTGTTTCTAGCCCATAGTCATCGGTCTGTAGTTCTGTCAAAACCATAAAAGTATTTCGTCCCTCACCGGGATTTCTCTGTTGCTCTAAAAAAACTGAAAAGGAACGAACCACTTCCGCGAAATAGGCTCTGTCATAACTGTCTGGAGGGATTGGAAAGAACGGTACAGGAATGTTTCTAGACATTATCGCCTACCATCAGGCTTTACGTCCAACCTATTACTTCCAATTCTCCAGTCCACGCCCAAATCATCAGATGTGAACTTCAATCTCATCTGTCGCCCACGCATTCTATAATAAAGCTGTTCTGTTTTTTCACTAGAACTAGCTGTAACTGTATCAACAAACGTCTGTGTGCTGGATTGAAGGTATTCTCCATTCGGAGCATTACGCACTTTTAACTCTATATTTATAGATGGCAAAGATGCAGTTGACTCCTTAAAAGAAACATCTGGTATCATTCTATTTATAAAAGAAAATTGTTCGCCATCTCCAATGTCTAGGGGGCTTGAGTCAATAAACGACACGATTGCAGATGCTGGATTAGTTGTACCGTCGTCAAATCCAGTCTCGTGCGCATAAAGATATCCGTCAGTATGAGCAGCAATAGGGAACGAGAAGATGCCACGGTCAATCCAAGCAGTACGAGCGAAACTGCCATAATACCAAGACTGCTCTGCATAGTTGTAGACCACGTAATTATCTAATTGATCACTATTACCTCGCGGATAAAACCACCAAATTTCAGAGTGTTCAGCGTTCAGACCAGCAACAGATTTTGCTTGTTGAAAAGTATTTATATTATCAAAAATAAAATCACGCACCGTACAGGGAAGTTGTCTAACTGCACCGTCATAGACATAAAATTCAGATACACCCATCCAAAAAACAGCATCCCCCACAGCAACTGCGGCTTTAGGCCCAGCAATAGTAATGTTCTCTGATATAGCTGATATACCAAACGTGAACGGCGCTCCTAAAAACTGCATGACATACAGTGTGGTATCTGTAAATACAGCAATCTGTTGGCGCGTTTCTACTGCTAATACTATTTCTGACCCAGAGCCAAGACGCAATTCACCCGCAGTGTTATCAGTCCTAGTTTCCCAATCTGTAAAAGATTCTTGACTTGAGAATCTTATAGTTAATGCATCCTGAGTTCCGGGGGTTGACTCGCTATCACATCCAAACGCTATAATATGTCGATCACGATCTGAAACCATTATTTGCTTCGCTACCTGCGGAGCCTTCGTTGCACCTCCCAAATCAGTAATGTTCACTGCCCTAGTGGTTAAACCATTGGTAGCATCCCAATAATATATTCCGCCATCTCGAACATTAATAATTAAATCTTCACCAAAGTTGTCTTGGGACCATAACCGCAACGTATTTGATACAATCTCGTCTGTTGAAGCAGAACCCCAAGTGTCACGACTCCAAGTACCTGCGCCCCAACCTGCCCCAGATACATTTAAATTCAAACCTGAATTAACTTGGTATTTACCTACAACTGATGACCCGCCATTTCCAGTGTCAGAAGAGTTTGCATTAACTTCTGTAGGGTTAAGCTGCCCGTCTTCTGTGATATCAGAGATGCTTGTACCTGCGGATCGTGCCGTGATAGTGTATGTGTTGGCTCCTGTAACTGATGTAATTTGATATTCTTGGTTCAATACGTCCGCTGTGATATTGCCACCCAAACTTGCTGAACCAGAGAACGTGACGAAATCGTTCTGAACCGCGCCATGATTTGTGTCGGTGATAGTTATTTCAGACGACCCATTTGTTGCAGCAAAGGTTATCTCCCCCGCTGATGTTGTGGATCTAAGAGGAGTGATGTCGTTAAACGCGCCACCTTCATCTATGTAAAACTTTAAATTAGTTCCAACACCCAGAAGCTGATCCCGTGCTAAAGTGACCCACGGGTGCAGTGATCGACATGATCCTAAAAAAGATTGGTTGGATATCTTTTGCCAACCACCAATCTTTTCTGGAAATCCTTTTTGGAATCGAACATTATCAATGTCGAACCACCCACCCTCGTTAGAGTAATCGGTAATGTCCCTGATTACACCGGGGCGAAATTGTAACTTAGACAGTGGCATTGGGTCACGAAATTTCCTCATAGGTTACAATGACAGATAGATCATTTGCATTACTAGCGGTGACTCCTAGAGATGTGTCTTCTTCTAAATACACAGGAGTATCTCTAGTGATAATGTCTAGGTTTGTATTTGCCGCGACTGCTTTCAACTGGATCAACATTGTCTGCGTTCCACTAGCTGAACCGCCTGCTGCGTTAGCTTGATTAAACAAACCAGCAGTAGCATTAACGCTGTCACTACCGTCTATGTTTACAACACGTAAAAGCAAAACACGTAAAACTTTTCCCGAGCTAGAAGCATTGTTTAATACCGAAGTTGCCGAGGTTGTGCTTAAACTAAACGTATCTGTTTTAAGCGTTAATGTTCCAATATTTACGACGTTGGGCGCTGACATAGCAACCTCCTAATTCATTATGATGTCAAACGCGATAGCTTTGCCAACTGTTGCGGCACTGCTAAAGCTGAGAGTTGCGGACCCATTTGTAGTCAATACTTGACTAGCTGATCCATCTGACGAGGGCAATGTAAACGTATCTGCAAAGTCTTTTAAGTTTTGGTCATATGGCTGCACATCTCCAGATCCACCACTACCAATCGCGAGTCCAAGATTAGTTCTTGCCGTGGATGCATCTGATGCACCCGTGCCACCGTCCGCAACAGCAAGATCTGTGATCCCAGCAACAGTGCCCCCTGTGATATTAACACTGCTCATGGATAAATCGTTCGTCAAATCGCTAACGGATGCCCCCGATCCTGCACCATCACAGTAGATAATCTTACTATCGCCGTTTCCCACTGTAACATTACTGCCAGACCCTTGCGTGAAGATAGCGTCTTGTCCGCTGTCATTTTGCACAAAGTACAAGTGATCGCCGTCATTCGGAGAAACAGTGATTGTATTAGTGCCAGAAGGTGATCCTGTAAGAACTAAAACCTTAAACATACCCTCAGACAGTGTTCCGTCTGTTGTTGTAAGAGTGTGGGTAGTGCCTGACAATGAAATAGAACCAACGCCGTTAACCAAACGCGTAATAATGTCAAAATTAGTGTTTGTGGTGGTGCCCCATGTACCTGACTGTTCGCCTGTTGCGATCTTTTCGATACCACTACCTGTGTACGAACTGGGCATATCTTATCCTACGCTGCTATAATTTCTGTCCAAACAGTGTTTGTCTCTGGGATTATTCTTCCCCAAACTAGCACAGTTCCTACACTCGCGCTAGAGGATACTCCCGTTAATGTAATCGTAGCATTTCCCGATACGGTAACAGAACCAACTCCAACCGTAGCAGCAAATGAAGGAACAGGAAGACTCGCAGAAGTTTTTTGCGTAACAGCACCACCAGAACCCGTAGCACTTACGCCTGTAGTAGTAATACTCGCCTCACCAGATACCGTAACGGAGCCTCCAGAGCCAGTCCCTTCAAGGCCCGTTGGCTGCACATCAATGCCCGTGCCGACACTAACCGTAACAGATCCACTTGATCCCGCCCCCTCAACTCCAGAAACAATAGCTGCAGTGCCGCCGCCAACTGCTACAACCACCCCTCCAACAGACGCAACCGCAGACAAGCCCGTTGAATTTAAGCTCTGGTCCGTAACTAAAGATACTGTCCCTACGCCCCCCGTGCCTGCAACTCCCGTAACATTCGATCTTGTTATAATCAAAATGTCAGCTAATGGTGCTGCGGCTAATGGGCTAAACCCCAGCATTAGATAACCCTAACTTTGAGGTTCTGCGTTGCAAGGGATGTAATCCTTACCTTGTTTGCGGCAGGAAAATCATAGTTGTAGTCAGTGCCTAAAATGGCTCCTTGATTAAGTGTAGCTGCATCGTAGTTGATACTAACACCATCTGACGAAGGCACATCTAATGAGGCAGACCCTAAGTATAAGCCAATCATCAAATCTAAGCTATCACCTAACGTATAATGATTTGGGTCTGTAACAGCCTCTAGCTGGGCCTTGTCCATGCGGTTAAAAGAAACATTGGTCAGTGCCTGTTGCAGTGCAGCTAGTTCAGTATTGGTTGTAGCTGAAGTCCACGTTGTTGATGTTGTGAACGATTGTGTGCCTATGTTGTATTCGCTTACATCGTTGCCCTGTTCCCCAAGAAGAACCATTTTACTTCCATCAGGTTTAAAAGAAAGGGCTTTTGGATAAAGTTCTTGGGAAGAAAAATCAAAGCGTTGCGTATAAGAGGCTGTTGAGATATCCCAAGCAGTGCTTAACGTATATTCGTTTATAAACCTCTGGTTTTCCCCAGCAAAGTACATTTTAAGGCCATCGTCCTTAAAGAAAAGACCGACAGGGGTGTTGTCTTGACCTGCGCCTGACCCGCCAACACTTTTGTTTTGAACGTATGTAAGTGTTGATATGTCCCAAGCAGTGCTTAACGTATATTCGTTTATGTCATTCCCAGCGTTGCCTGTAAGATACATTTTAAGGCCGTCAGCCCTAAAAAATAGGCCGCTAGGACTTGTGTCTTGACCACTGATAGATTCGTTTTGGCTGTAGACTGCGGTAGAAACATCCCAAGCTGTGCTTAAATTGTATTCGTTGACGTCATCCCCAGTACTACCAAGAATATACATCTTAGTACCATCAGGCTTGAAGAAAATACCTGTCACAGCGGTATCTTGACCGCTTATATCTTTGCTGTTGTTACTATATACAGAAGTGCTTACATCCCAAGGCGCACCTAAATTGTACTCGTATATGGTTTGGTTAGAAACGCCACCTACATACATCTTAGTACCATCTGGCTTAAAAAACATACTCCTTACGGCAACATCTTGAGTTATAGCGTAGTTCGTACTATATACTGCGTCACTTACGCTCCAAGCGTTAGCAATATCAACAGCACTATTATACTGCCATGTGCCGCTGTTATCCCGTACAATCGGACGTATACCGCTGCCATTTTTAATGACTGACCATGTGGTACGATCATCAGTGGATACAGCGTAATAAGCTGCACCAGCACCAGCAATATCGTCGGTGGTCATACTGTTAATGTCAGTCCAATAAGTAGTGTCAATCTGACCGCCAGCGTTTGTAATCGCAGGGTAATATGCGCCAGACGCAACCAAAAGCTCGCCCACGTTGTATGAAATCACCGTAGAAGCAGTATTCGCGGCAACATAAAAGCGCGTACCAGAAGCATCCATATAAGAGTTAGAGGGGTATCTCGTCGCGCTGGGGGTGTTAATATTTAAAGTAGTTTCTAAACTTGCAGTTGTAACATCCCAAGCTGTTGACAAGCTAAATTGCGCTAAATTGCTGTTGCTATAATTTCCCGTCCACATTTTTGTGCCAGAATAATCAAAAGAAATTCCTGTTGCGTTCGTGTGACCATTTGGTAAATCAAAATTACCCGCACTTCCTGACCCGCTTGTAACATCCCACGGGGTACTTAAATTCCACACTTGCACACGACTTATAGTTGAGCCAACACTGTACATTTGCGTTCCATCTGTTTTGAACCAGACGCCGTAAGGATTGCTTTCACCATTATCATTAACTGAAATATTTCCAGCGTGGCTGACGCCTGTGCTTAAATCCCACGCGCTGCTTAAATCCCACTGCTGAACTCTGTCTTGTGAGCGACCCGTATGATACATTCTTTTGCCATCTGGCCTAAAAAAAAGACCTGTAGGAGTTGATTCATAACTTCCAACATAAAATGAACTAAAGTTCCCGCGTGTCGTCATATCCCAAGCCGTTGAAAGGCTAGCATAATACACACTATCACCACCATTACTAATGTAAAAAAATACTTTTCCATCTGGCTTAAAGAAAATACCATCAGTGTTATTTAGGCCTGAACTAATACTATTATTACTTGTTGCGTAAGCTATGTCGTTAAGACCCGCTGAATAATTTGATATTTCAAGGCCCGCAGTGGCATCCGCTGTTATTCCGCTCAATGACCAATTTCCTGATGCGTAGGAGTCAGATGCAAAAGCAGATTTTTCACGGTACTGCCCAGTAGATGCCGCAAGAACAGCCGCGCCCCCGTCTGTAGTTGAAACAGTTTTCCCAACATCTGATGCCGCGAAAGACCCTGATCCCAACTGCAATGTTTTTGCCAAATTATATTCTTGAACTAAGTCATTAGAAAAATTAGTGGTATAAAGTTTGCCAGCATTTTCATCAAAATACATGCCGGTTGCTAAGGAGCCAAAACCTGTTTTATTTAAATTTGCGCTCGTTAGGGTGCTGATGTCCCAAGCCGTTGACATGGTAAACTGGTGAATAATTCCAGAGCCAATAATTAAAGCAGTTTTCCCGTCATCAGTTATTTGAATAGCTTGTGCATTAAGCTCAACGTCACCTATGTAAATATTAGCTGTTTCCGAAGCCGTTGTGATATCCCACGGCGTTGAAAGAGCGTATTCATATACTTTTTCATTTGAGTTTTCAACTCCATACATTCTTGTGCCATCTGGCTTAAATGAAAGCCCACCGAAATAAGACGCGCCGTTAAATGTTCCATTGGCGGTAACTGACGATAAATCCCAAGCCGTTGAAAGATCAAATTGCCTTACGTTGTTTGTGGTACAGTAAAAACGTGTTCCATCAGGCTTAAATGTAAGGTCATAAAAGCTACCAATGTAACTTGAATTTTGAGAAAAAGTCGCATTTTGCAAACTAAATGGTGGTGATAAGTTAATTTTACTTACGCGGTTTTGGCCTGTTCCAAGGTAAAAAAGCTGCGAACCATCTGGCTTTACATAAACTCCGCGTGGAGTATTTTCACCAGTATTTGTGTTTGTATTCCAATTATATCCACTTCCGGTTAATGTTGTAACATTAAGACCAACAGACAAAGATGTGTTCGCCGCATCGTTTTTAACATCATAATTGTCACCGCTGGAAGCTACGTCCCATGCGCCTTTGCTACTTGCACCGCTCTGAGAAATTTCTTTAGTCGCGGAAACAATAGGCGTTGGCGTAATGCTGCTAGAAAGAGAAATGGTGCTGCTTTCACCAGAAACAAATGATTTTGTTAAAGTGCCTGCAACGCTTGGTGCCGCATCAAGTTGAGATTGAAGGCCATCAACGTTTGCAATTACATGATTATGGCTGTCATCCACAACTGTCGCATTAATTGTGGCGTCACCCAAATCTGTCAGTGTCGCGCTGCCAGTGACATCACCCGAAAGCGTCACTGTCTGATTGAAATCTTGCGCGGCAGGCGACAAGAAAACAACAGCAGAGCCAGACAGATTTAACGCTGATCCTGAATTGCTGCTTTCAGTCACAGTACGGCTAAGAGTAGTGCCAGAAGCCGTATATGTGCCTGTGCCGATTTCCCAGTTATTTGCGCCATCTTCTATGACGTACCTTACAGTGTCACCATTAGATATACCGCCGCCAGCGAAGGTTTGATAACCGTCCTCCGCTGACCCCAGCGTAATAATACCTGTACCAGTAGTCGCGGTTGAAACTTTAACGCGGTTTGCAAGCGTCACCATATCTTAGCCCTTTATGCGATACGGATGATTGCCGAAGAGCTATCCGCAGTTGGGAATACAATCTGGAAGTCACCAGATGTAGAAGATTTGTCTGAGCCAAAGTCCAGCACAACAACAGAAGGATCACCTGACGCGGTGTCGTTATAGATCAACGCACCACGCGCGGTGATTGTCGCAGACGTAAACGTTAAATCCGCAAAGTCAGTGAATGCTGTGGTGCTTGACGTTGTTGGGGTTACGTTTGTTAACGCACCACCACCCGCAGTGTACGTGCCAGAGTTACCCACTTCATTTGAGGCTGTGTAAGCAGTCGTCGCTGCCGTAAAAGCTGCACTATTGGTGTATAGTGCTAATTTAAAAGTGTTACCACTTGAGTTGGTAAAGTTGTGCGTACCCGTAAGCAACTCTTGCTTAAAAGAAGTACACATATAGTTTCCGCTGAAAGCCATTTTAAAGTCTCCTTATAAGTTCAGCCAGTTCTGGGTGCCCTGCATCTTTGAGAGCATTATACACAGTCGTCCTATCGCTGTGAATAGCCTGTCGCATATAATATGCAACGAGCTTCTCTACGTGCTTGGAAAAAGCACGAGCTTGGTCCCTTATACCCGGATGGGCACTGTTAGAAACCGAAATTATTTTAGAAACACATTGCTCTGCCAACTCATCAGGGTTGAACCCACGATTCTTCGTGGTTCTTACTCCAACGATTGACTCATCCTGTGGTACATCTATTTTAAATTCAAACATTATTGTTTCGCCCTTACAACTTTACCCGTGCGGTATTCGTCTGTTGTTTCTTTAGCCTCCCCAAGCATTTTTAATCCAGACAAAGACTCATTAAATCTTTTGTCATAGTAGGATAGAAGGTCTTGTTCACCTTTCATAAAAATATATGCTTCTATCAGAGATCCGTACAAAAGCGTCAACTCTGCGTTCTCACTTAACCAAGTTGTACTGTCATCTGCACCTGCCGTAATACTTTCCGGCCTATAAAAATAATGCAGTTCCGCAGTGTAATTAGTTTCTGGAGTAGGAGACAACATAAAGTTTTTATAATCAAAAACTCCATAGTATCGTGGCGATCCCGTTGTGGTTGAATCAGGATTGTATTCCTGCAAAAAACTAGGGTCTTTAAAATCTAAAAAGAATCTATCGCCATTTGCTCCAGCTAAACTTAAAGAAAAAGGAGCCAAGAAGTCAGTGGGCATTGATAAATATTGATTAAGCGCCGCAAGCGTTGCACTCGCGTTTTTCCTAAACAGACTTAATTGAACAGTCTTTAGAATTCGCTCTTCTGAAGCACGAATAAACAAAGGTATATTCGTTACAAAAGTAGATTCTTTATATTCAGTGTAATCTTGAATTGCTTGTTTAAGCTGTGCGTATGTAAAACTCATGGCGTGTTCGCTTGCCCTCCCATGCCGCTGTGGTTGGTGCAGTAATAATACAGTGTAGGCGCTCCAGAAGCTACGGTTATCTGCGTATAAGCTCCAGAACTACCCGGTGTTCCATTTGTTGTAACACCTGATGTGTATTCAGAACCACCTCCATGCGACCCATCAGAAGTAGTCGAAAGCCTCAAGGGGTGTCCAGAATTGCTATTATTAGACTGGTCAAATCTATAAGTTTCCCCTTCATTTATAGTGACTGTAGCTTGCTCGACCCCATTGATATAATATTTATTACCATAACCAGAATTTGCTACCGTAACTGTAAAAGTATTAATTCCAAGGGCGGAAGCAGAACCAACTGATCCAGTTCCTGCGGCACCTGTAACAACTATTGCACCAGAATCTATTGTCACGACAGAAACGAAGCCAACTTGCCCTACAGCTATTAAATTAGGGCCACGAAACGGAAAACCACCACCACCGACATCAACCCTCAAAGGTTCTTTACGATCAGGTCTAGGGTTTCTTATTGCCTGTGGATCTGGGGGAACTCGTAAAGGCTCTAGTTGCGGATGTTTTTCTTCCCATTCATCTTTACCAACAAGAAGGCCATTCCACTCTTTACGCATGTCCTTTAACCGATATCTGAAACCAGATCGGTCTGAAATGCCGTAGGCCCATTTACCTGTTGCAAATTTAGACAATGCGATAATTCCTTAAACTTGGTGTTATTTGGAAAGATGCACGATCTCTGTCCTCGTCAATCGCGCGGCGCATTTCTTCTTCATACACTGCCTTTAACATTTGAACGCGCTCCGGCGCACGTTTTAGTGCAATGTAATATGCCAATCCCGCTGAAAGACATGGATAAAAGCGAAATGGAACATCTGCAGTGTTTGTTTGAGTATCTGCATCATCAATACGAGTTAGACAATCATATACAATGATATCTGTACTGTTATCTGGAACAGGCCAAACCTTCAAAACAGGCGTTATTTGCCGATCAACAAAGAACTGAGTAATACGACCTTCAGTTGTTTTTGTTGGAATTGCTATGTATTCGTCGCGGCTGATGCGATCTACAGAATAATCTGTACCACTACGGCGAACAACTGCGGACAAAATGTCTATAACATCCCCATCTAGCGTATAATCGCCATCAGATTCTATCGCTGTGATAGTCCTTTGCTTAATTGTCCACTGATTTAGGCCACGGTTCGCCCAATCTGCAAACATAAGGTTTAAAGAACGCCTCGCTGTGCGCAAATCATAACCTGTACGGGCTTCTAAGCCACACCGCTCAAAAGCCTCTTCGATGTACTCTGCTACATCTAATTCAAAGTCTGTTGAGCCTGATACGGTCATTTCTTCTTCCTTTTAAGCGACTTAACGCGCTTCGGTTTTCCTGCAGGTTGTCCAAGACGCTTCTTTTGGGCTATTCTACTACCCTTTTCAGTCGATGTCATCTCTGACGCGGTTTTTGGCGTTTTAGAACTTACACGCTTTGTTGGTCTGCAATATGGTGTGCCTCGCTTTTCTCCCTTTTTGCGACCACAAGCCTTGCCAGTACGGACATCCTTCCAGTCCTCTTTAAACCAACGCTTGAGTGCAGCACCTTTTTTTGTCTTACGAACAGCCATTAGCTCAACTTTGTCACTTTACGACGATTTGTCATTACTTTGCCGCATCCATTTGCAATCGCCTCTCCGCCACCTAACATACGGCGCACTGGACGCTTACGAAACTCATTTGACGGCATTATCTCACCACCTATGGCCTTATTAACAGGCTTTTTCTTACTTTTGTTTCCCCAATTCTTTGCGCCTACTTTTCGGCATTTAGCGATTGCGCCGCTTGCGTATGCGCTTGGAAAAACTTTGTACCTTGCTTTTACCTTTCGGTAGCATGCGTCTTTTGGCATTTTTCTTCACCTTTCTCTTCATAGGTGGATTTGCCACCTGTTGAGACATTTGAGAGCGACCAATCGCCATTATCTTGCCAACCCTATGATTGCTTCCATAAGCATATCACTATTCATCAGCCCTGCTACAAGCAAAGCACCAACAATCATCCACTTCGCTTGAAACAGGATGATTTTGACTTCTTTCATGTCGTCTTTCAGCTTATCTACGCTGTCTACTAAATGATCTTGCTGCGTTTGAAACTTCACTAGCTCCAACTCCAAATCGTGGACACTCTTATCCGCCATTAGCATTTCCACCGCTTTCTCGCTTGTCTTAGGCGTGAATTAGGATCTTTCGCCGCTTTTGGAAACTTTTTCATTTGACCCGCAGAACGTGCGCAGAAAGATTTACGCCGTTTTGCATCTTTGCTACCCTTTTTGACCTTACCAGTTACAGCAGTCTTGAGCTTAGAGCCGGGATTTGCTTTTTTATACGCGGCAACACCCTTTTTGGTCATGCCAGCCCCTGATTTGGTCTTACGATAATTACCGCCCTTACCAGTGGTTTTGCGTATCGAATTTTCTTTTTTACGAGCCATTTTACCTCTGCACAAACAAAGTTAGCGTTACATTGTTTGGTAATACACCCCAAAGTCCGTTCTCAAAAATTATCCCATCACCCGGAATTTCCATTCCAAAAACTCCTTTTCCAGACTCATCTAACTCTAAAATAACAGTTCCAGACGCGGCAGAAGCATTGTCATAAATAAATGCTTGATCTGTCGCGCCTGTGTCGTGATTTATAATAAAGCCCATTAAACGACCGCGACCTGAAGCAAACGATCCAGAATCGTGTCTGTGAACCGCTTTGACTTCATTCCCAGCCATCTTGACTCCTTATGACAAAAATATTGTCAGTTCGTTGCTGGACCCTGTGAAAGCACTAATATACGCGCCACTACCAGCCAAAATGCCATCATCTGGAATATTCAGATGGTGCATACCCACTGGAAAAGTTTGCGTAATCAGAGTTTCTCCCGAACCGCTCCCGTTTTTAATCGTAAAAGCGCCAGCCGCAGCAGCGTAAATTACAATTTGACGAATGCGCGAACGTGCGGGACCGACAACAGCCGCAGATGTTCCCTGCGCCCAATTATATGCCTTTACTGGACCAGCCATTTAAGTTCTCCTTATGCGGTGGCAGTTGCGCCAGTATCTACGCGAATCCAGTTGTTTCCATCTGAAAACACCAAGTTACCCGTGCCATTGCCAGCCGTCTCAGATACCTTACGGGCGTCGGAAACGTAATAGATATAACCTTCGTTAGCAGCCGCAGCCGCAGGCAGGTTTGCGAAAAGGATTGGATTGCCCCAAAAAGCGGAATTGCTTTTTACCGGGCCGGAAAAAGTTGAAGTAGCCATGTCAATCTCCTGTCGTGGCAAGTGTCAGCCGCACCATGCGACTGTCAGGGATGCCTAAACAATACAGAAGAATAAAACAAAAAGAAAGAGGCGACTGAAAGCCGCCTCTAAGTAAGGAGCAAAACATGAACAATGTCGTGCCCTACTGTAGCACAGATTACGCTCCGGGTGAACCGAATACTGCGCGTGGGTCAGAATAGCCGAAGCTATAACGCTCACGAGCTTTAAAGCGCATGTTGCCTGTGTCGAAATCCGCTTCCATGTTTGTGCGCATTGGTGAACGCTCAAAATGCTTGAAGCCATTAGGTGCGTCAGTCTTAATGAAGAACGCATCTGGGTCGGTCAAGAAGTGGTTAACACTGTAACCTTCTGGAAGCATACCCATGTTACGGATCGCGTTAACATCATTGTCTGCTGTGCCAACACGCAAAGTTGATTCCAACAAACGATCTGCAACGAATTGCAGTTGTGGTGGAATGATCAACTTAGTGCCACGCAGAGCAATGATCATGTTGCGTTCGTCAACGAATGTTGAGATGTCGATAAGAGCATTCTCAAGTGATGTTTCGTTGAGGTCAGCAGCAGTCGAAGGTTCGTTGCGGAACGTACCACCACCAGCTAGTGGGTGGTCAGTTGCACAAAGTTCTTTGCCGTCACCGCCAGTAAAGTTGCTATCGAACGCATTATTGAGCGTAGCAGCAGCTTTAACTTGCTTTGTGTGAGCCATAGAACGAGCCAAAGCACGAGTATAACGCGCACCAAGGCGGTCATACAGGTTATCTTCAACAGCTTCTTCGGTTAGTGCGAATGCAAGCGCAACTGTCTCGTGTGTATAACGAGCAGTGTATGCTTCATTTGCGTTATCAAACTGGACACCAGAACCTTCATTCTTCGTCGGAGCATTTCCGAATCCGACCAGCATAACCTCTTCCTCAAAAGCACGATCTGATGCTTCTGTGTCGTAGATTTCCGCATGCTGATTTTCATAGCGGTCATACTCCATTCCGAACAAAGCATTAAGGCCCGGCTCTAGTTCTTTAACGAGTTGTGAACGTGAAATAGCCATGAATCACTCCTCTCCTTATGCCAGACCTGCAGTGCCAGCACTGAACAGGTGGTTGTTAATTTTGACAATTACGTTTGTATTTGCCGATGAAACATCGCTATTCTCAGGATCTTGAGAAATATCAATGGCTTTCAACGGCAATGTTGCTGTTGTTGCGCCAGTTGTTACGTCCAATTCCATGCGAGAACCACCAGAAGTGGTTTCACCTACAGGTGAATTGTCAACGATGTCGAAGTTGCCAGCAAGATCAGCTACAGGGAATGCAGCGTCTGCTTGTACTTCGAATGTTGCACTTGGATCATCAATTACGTCTGCAATGATGTCAGATGCAGCCACACTACCGGGATAGTAGTTTGACCATGTTGGTTTGCCTGTCGTCGGGTCTGTATAGTTACAGCCATTAAACACGCCAAGGATCAGTCCTGAACCACCTGCAGCAACACGCTCAATGCCACCACCAGTTACCATGGCAACTAAGTCGCCTTGGAAAATAGCAGTCGCGTAGCCTGAAGCAATACGGTAGCGGTTCTGTTGTTGAGAACTAATGCTTGTACGTGATGGACGAAGGCCAAAAGGTGCGTCGTAGTTAGACATCCTTATTCTCCATCAGATTTGATTCGTGAGCCGAAACTCACAGAGGATTTACGCTGCGGTGCCAATTTAGGCATCGCGGGGTTATTTTCGCGCATCCAATCGCGATCAACAGCTTCCATTTGGTTGTGTGTAACGCCTTGGTAGTGATGATTACGTTGATCAGCCAACTCGACGGGGATTCGGGCAAGAACTAAACCGCCGACACCAATAGTGCCTGCGTTGCGCCCCTCGTCTACAACTGGACCTGAGTATTCTGGATATTCCTCGGCACGAACGAGGTCGTATCCTTCTTGCCGCCGCTTGTGGACGTTGGTTTTGTCATCAAACTCCATCACGGATTCACGAATCCAACGATGTTTATACCCCAAAGGGGGTTCCGGCGCTTCTAAAGCCGATCCGGGCCTCCAAACTTTGCGCTCTTGGCGCTCCCGCGTTTGTGTGTCGCGTGAGGTACGATCTGCCATATCAGTTTCTCCGATTTTCAAGTTTAGCTACTTGAGCAGCATATTTATCCAAGGGAACTCCTAATCTTTCAGCCAAGCGTACTTGACCGGGATTAAGATCCACTTGTTTTTTCCGTCCGCTTTTTAAGGAACGATTACCGCTCCCAGCAGGTGTGACAGACTGGACGCTTTTCTTATCACCCTGAAACTTTTGAGGCATTTCTCGACGCATACGCTTGTCGATTTCTGCATAATATTCATCTGAAGTCGGATCATATCCCTCTTCAGCAATAAGTGTCTCGTGAATTGCACGAGCCGCACCTGTCATAACTTTATCTTGACCAAACCACTTATTCTTACCAATCCATGACTCTAGCTTCGGGTCACGCTGCTGTTGGCGTGGCTGTGGTTGCTGCTGCTGCTGCTGTGGAACTTGCTGTTGTTGAACAGCTTGAGCCTGTGATCGACCTTTTTGAACACGAAGACGTTCTTTTTCTATAGCAATTTGAGAAATAGCCTGCTGTGCATCTGCTACTTTATCATAGTCTCCAGCTTCATATGCTTCGGTCAAAGCACGTTTTGCTTGAGCCTCTTGAGAGGAGATGCGCCCCTCATACTCAGACATATATCCAGTATTTACCGTGGATAGACGCTTTTTATATTCCTCGTTTTGAGCTTGGACTTGCTGAATGTACTGAACTGCAGCAGAAGCCTCCTCTTCAGCCTGACGGCGAGCGGCAGTTAGCTTACGAATACGCTTTTGGACATTCTCGCTATACTGGTCAAGTTCATCATCATCCTGAACATTTGTTCGGGTTTGTTCATCATCGGAGGCAGTTTCAATAACCTCATCAGAGTCGTCATCCAACTCTACAGATGTTGTTTCTTCAAATTCTTGTTCTTGAGCTTCAGCCTGCATGAAACCTGTCTCCTTTGTTTGCACTATACATATGAAATATCTTTCGGGTCAAGGATTGTGGCTATAATATTGTCGTCATTTATAATACGAACCTCAAGTCCTTCCACTTTAAACCTATTTCCAGCATACCTTCCTATAAGAACCCAATCTTTTTCAGAACACCAGCCCCCTGTTGGGAATTTTTGGGAGTCTTGGTATGCGTCTGGACCTAGTTTAACAACATAAGCAGCAACCGTTGCAAACGATTCACGGTCACGAATTTGATCTGGAACATACAATCCGCCCTTGGTTTTCTCACTTGGATAATAAGGAATGATAAGCATGCGGTACCCAGTAGGTTGCGGTAGTCGCTCTAATGCTGATGAATCCATTTCTGATGGATCATTTTCATTCTTACTTTCAGACTTATCTTTGCCAAAAGCTGTTTTTACAGGCTTTGGAAGGTCTTCCATACCTGCAGGTTTGCTTGCTTTTCTTGCCACATGTTCGGGCACATACAGTTTTTTAGTCATCCGCGTACTCAATCGCCTTCATTGCTGATCTGATTTCATCTTCCATGAACGTTAAGCCTTTGATCTGCCCAACAGCATATTTGTACTCATCAAAAGAACCAATATTACCAGTCCCCAAAGACACCTGTATGTCTTCACGGCGTTGGCGTAACTTTTTGTAGAGGTGATCGGCTAAATGTAGTGCGTCCATGCGTGTCTCCCACTAGAACTTTATACGATCTATCGGGAAACACAAGTATTTATCCCACAGGTTTATAAAACACCCTGAAATCTTTGGGGTCTGGCTATTGAGCTAAATCTGCTAACCGCGCCGCCATTAGCTTTTTTTAGCGGCTTTCTTTTTGGCTGGGGCTTTTTTCTTTGCAGAGGCTTTTGGGGTTTTTTCGACCCACGCTTCATTTTCTGGGGTGTTGGGGTCGTCTTTAACGAAGTGGCCTTTTCCTGTCCTCGCTCTGACTTTTTCGACTCCGCCAATGCTATCGCCACCGCTTGCTTTCGCGGATACCCCTCCGACACTAGCTTTCTGATGTTGGAGCTTATTATCGCTTGACTCCTCCCGTTGGCGAGTGGCAATTTTCTTCTCCTTCTCAACTTCCATCATTTTTGCGCGTACACTACTGGTCATTACTGAACCCCCTTCATTTGTGCATTGAGAGTCGCAATGTCGCGTTGAGTTTGGATTCTATCCTCTGCGACTCGTGTTTTGTCCTCTAAAGCATCTTGCTGTAGATTCAGACGTTCTTCAGCTAATCGCGCATCCATCATTTCGCGCTCACGCTCAAGTTCTTGCTTCGCATCAAATTCTGAAGACTTACGCTGCATATCTGCCGCTTTTAACTGCAATTCTTGTTGCCTGATCGCAACAAGCGGGTCTTCGCCTTGAGGCATTGGCTCAACAGACTGCGTAAACTCTTCTGTAAGATCCGCGATCAGTATAGCCGCTTGACGCTCTATCGCAGGCTGTAGCATCTGCATAGCCTCTGGGTTCTGCTGAACCTCTGGTCCTGCTTGCTCCATAACTATCTGCTGCGCCTGTGCTTCAGCAAGCATACCAATGTGTTCTTGAATATGCCCCTGAAGCGTTGCCATAGCCTGCGGGTTCATTTGAACAACAGGCGTAGACATAATCGCCAAGTGAGTTTCGATGTGCGCCTTGTGGTCTTGCTGCGGGAATGCTTGCGGCATGCCGCCAGTCAACGCAATCTTATTCTCCATCGCAGCGTTCATAGGCATAGGCTGTGGTGGGGGTGGTAAGATCGCGTCGATGTTGTTAACGCCCAAGGCTTCGTACATCTTACGGTACGCTTGGTACAATCCTTGAGGCCCACCGTGGATCTGTGGATTAGATTGAACAAGCTGCAATTGGGTTTGCGCAAGAGCAATGCGCTGGGCCATAGAGAAGATGTTAGGGTCACTTACGGGGAGTACATCGACTCGTGCATCAAAGTCCTGCGCAAAGACTTCAGGTCCAAACTCTGCAGACGGCATATAAGGATACATCTGAATTGTCTCAGAAAATACCTTTGATAGAAGTTTGAACTCAATTTTTTGCGAATAATGCATGCGCTTATGAATCGCAGACATCACTTTCGTGCCACGCTCCATAATCGCCATTGTAGTGCCTACAGGCGTGTCTCCACCCATCTCACCAATCTTCATATCAGCCATAGCCGCAAAGCGGCGTCCTGCGTCCACGAGAGTGCCTAAAAGGTTATAAAGGGTACCAGAAGGCTCCTTGAAGGGAAGGGGCATCAAGGAGCTTCTGATATCCGTTCCTGCAACATCAATGTCGCGGAACTCACCCGGTTGTATGGCGCTATCCTCGTCGCGAATACGCGCTCCACGAGCCTTGAAACCCGCAGGCAAGTTGGAAAGCGTACCCGCATCAATGAGTTGACGCAGTATAGAGGTAGATGCTTGTGCCAACCCGCCAATCATGTGAGTCAAGCCAAGTCCATAGAAACCAAGACCCGGCAAGAACTTGTAGTGAACGAAATACTGCTTCCGCTTCATCATAGGATCAGACTCAGAATAGTTGCGACGAATCGCAAGAATCTGACCTGTGTTCTCAATAACCGTTACAATATAAGGAAGTTTCAAACCACTTGGTGATCCTTCCTGATCCATATCCTCAAAACCGGGCAAATCCAAGTCTGTATGAATTTCATATAGCGTTAGCTCTACTGAAGCATTGCTTGGATGTACGCCTTGGATTTCATTGATAGTCTCTTGGACTTCGCTCATGTTTTCGCCAGCTTCACCATTCATTGGCAAGTCAACATCGAGATAGAAGCCTGCAAGCTGCAACTTGCGAACCTCATTTGAATCCATCTTAATTACGTGCGTAATGCGTGGGCTTGTCGCCAAGTCAACTGCACCATAAGGCACAACTAAGTCTTCAGCATGAACAAACTGGCTAACAGCACGACCTTTTAACGGATCAAAGTAAACTTTCTTAAACGTAGAACCAATGACTGGAAGATAGAATAACATCTGATCCATTTCAGGATCATACTCTTCCATCTCGTAGGTAATCATATAGTTCATGTAGTCTTTGACGCGCTCTGCCTGCTTTGTAAGCATTTCGTTCTGCGCACCAACAACTTGTGTTCGAATTGGGCCACTCGCAGGCAACATTTCACGATACGCTTGCGCTTGAAACTGCGTTACACTCTCAGCAAGCAACGGGTGAATAACGCCAGATGAACCCTCAAATGGCTCAACACGCTCTTCATACTTCATGCCAAGAAACTCTAAGCCTTGCTTGTAGGTGTCTTCCCAGTCTTGGCGAGATGAAAAGTCATCATCAATATTACCAGTCAAAGTAGATGAAATCTGACCAAGATCAGAGTCATCCATAAATTCTGCTAGGTTTGAGTCAAACGCAATCGCCTGAGTTTCTTCCATCTCAGTGTATTCACCAACAATGGCAGACCCATCATCAAACTCATAAATGCCGGGAGACTGACCTAGTTCTTCTACAAGAAAATCCTCACCTTCAATCTGGGTTTCTTGCCCCATCATTCCACCCGGACCTGCATCACGTTCAATAGCCATTTTAACTTCCCTTTAGGTGTTGGAGCGAGGAGCGCTCTACCATCAAGGAGCAGTAACTCTGAGGGAGCGTCTGCACCAATGGGCTGGGAGGTGTCCCATCGGATATCCCTCGCCCCAACTTCATTAAAAAATATCCTTCGATCCGCCCTCTAAAGGCTCCATCTCATCAATATCATCGTAATCTGTCATAGGACCGCCTGCCTCATACGCATTGCATATATTCTCGGCGGAGCAAACAAAGTCAAGTTTCGTGCAGTATCCTACACCATATGAATCGCCCATGCCCTGCTCAATGCAGCCCATCATTTCACTACGGATGTCATAGTATTCACAAATTCCACACTTCTCTGGTTTCTTTTCCCAGTTTTTGGGGGATGGGCCATATGAAAACTCATCCATAGCATATTGCTTGTGATCCTCATTTGTTTCCTTGTCGTGGGTCACAAGAGGGCAAGCAAAGTCGTCTTCATAATCGTCATCAACAACTTGGTTAATGCCAGAAGACAACTCTTCCATGTCAATGTTGATAACGATTTTTGCCATTATTTACACCCTGTAAATTTAGTACCTGATACAGCGGCACCACCACCACGAGACATTTCGCGAACACGAGCTTCACCACCATACTTCATGCCAAGCACTTTCTTAGCTGCTTTGCTTGCCGTCGCGGCTGAACCACCTAATACCCCATACTTTGCAGCGTCTTTAACAAACTCTGCTAACGCTCCTGTAGATTTAGATGGGCTAACTTTAACTTTTAAAGGAGACTTTTTCTTTGGGTTCTTACCAGAATTAATGGCAGCGTTTATCTCCGCTTTGGTCATACCAGCTAAAAGCTCTTCTGTTTTAATATCACCCTTGCGGCGTCCATCCATAGCATTGGGACGTTTAGGTGGACGTTTTGACCCCGGCTGCGATGGTTTTGCTTTTGGCTTAACATTTTCCACTCCTACCGCGCCACCTTCCATATATTTCATAGCCGCTTTAGGGTCCATCTTTTGTTGAACCGCTTCAGGTAACTTTGAAAAACCTTTATATTTTTTAGGAGTATTTGGCATTATCTCTGACCCTTATATTTACCGCCGCGTCCCTTCATGACACAGCCCATCTTTGGCTTCTTCTTATTGCTTCTTACAGCGCCACCAGCTTCATATTTCTTAACAGCACCGCCGCTCATCATGCCCAGCTTCTTGCGCAAACGATCTAGGTCGGCATCAGACATCTGACCCATCTCACCAGCCTCTAAAGCCTCCAACATACCAGCACGATCCATACGCCGCTGACGCATACGATCAGCGTCTGACATTGGACGCGCTTTCGGACGCTTCGATGTCATCGGTGCAGAACTGCCCATAGCTTCCATGATCGCTCTCATGATTGCTTCTTTTTGTGCCATAAAAGCCTCCTAATAATATTCGCGTTTACGCCGCATAAACGCGGCCTCTTCTTCATCGTCATAATCACTCGGAGTGGTGATAAAACCACCCTGTCTAAAACGCAGTATAGCCTGAGTCATCGAATCCGCCAAGTCATCATGTTCACCATTGGGAAATGCGGCACATTCTTCCAACACTTCATCAGCAAAATTAGTCTCAGGTGCCCACACCATACCACTTTCAAACACTGGCGCACAGGCATGCATTCGCGTAAACTTGTCAGCGCCACGACCCGGAGTAAACGGAGTTACAGGAATACCCATACGCCTCAACTCCTGCGTCAACGGCATTCCAGAACCTTTTTGCTCAATTAAAATCATATCAGGGTCAAACTCTCCCCAAAGATCATGAGCCGCTTTCTTTAGTTCAGGAAACTCCCACCTGCCCCTAACAGCATCAATTAAAATAATATGATCCTCACCTGTCTCCTCATGGTGAAAAATACCCCAAGTTGTTATGGCAGAGTAGTCAGCCCTATCACTTTTACTAAACGCAGTATCGTAAGACTGGATAATATAGCTACAAGGTGGGGGATCATCTTTCTCCCAGAGGTTCCACCACTCCCTTTTAATAATCGCACCCTCTTCTGCAGTCGGGTTCTGCATATACTGAGCATTCCATTTGCTCACCGGAATAGATGCTTTTACGCCCTCAAGCTCATCTAAAGACCAAAATTCAGGCCAGAGTGGACCGCCACTGGGCATAATTGCAGGAAACTCTACAACTTCCCACTTATCAGCACCTTTTTCACTCTGCTTCTGCAAAACCTTCGCTGTTAGATCACGAATCGACCATCGTGTCATAACAATAATAATCGCACCGCCGGGTTGCAAACGCTGTCGAGGACCAGAAGTGTACCATTCGTAGATATTATCTAACGCAGTTACACTTAACGCATCTTGTTCCGAAACAGGATCGTCAATAATCGCGAGGTCAGCACCGCGACCCGCAAGCGCACCGCCAACGCCAACCGCGTAATATTCGCCACCACCGTTTGTACTCCAGCGGCCACTCGCTTTCGCATCTGTTGCAAGACTGACATTAGGGAAAACATCACGAAAATCCTCGCTATCAATTAGATTTTTAACCTTACGACCAAAGCCAACAGCCAACTCAGCCGTGTGAGTCGCCTGAATAATCTTTAAATCAGGCCGTCTACCCATCAGCCACGTTGGAAACAAATAACTCGCGAACTCAGACTTCGTATGTCGAGGCGGCATATTCACAATCAAACGCTTCAACTTTCCATCCGCTACATCCTGCAGCTTCTGAGCGTAAATCTTGTGGTGCCTGCCCTCAATAAACTGAGGCCAAACATGCTTTACAAAATTCATAAAGTTGTCGTGCTTTTCCGACCTATCATCTAACGTTTTAAGCCGCTCCAACATGGGAGCGACTTTCGCTAACTCTTCGTCGGTTAGATACTTAGTAAAATCACTAAGATCATTCATAAATTACCCCGCAAGAGCTTTCAGGAAGTTATCCGCAGTGCGATTTAAACCCGCCATTCCACCATCCTGCATAGGACGAATGTTCGCAGAAATCGGAGCAATCTTAGGCGCACGCGTTGTAATGCGCGCCATAATATCATCAAATCTACGAGATGATGGAATACCTATCCCAATTGGAGATGATACCGTATCAGACTTCTCCTCTTCCGCAGGTGGCTCACACATGTCTGTATCAGAGTTGTAAACATAACCCTCATCGTTACAGACCTTGTTTCCATCATCATCAGTTGTGTAGTTCTTTATCTCTTCAGAACCATCGTCACCGCCAGTGGTTGTTTCAGTCACACCAAGAGCCTCGGCAACGTTCTGACCGCCGCCAACTTCAAGTGGAACAGTTCCGTCTGTAATCTCAACTACATTGCCACCTGCATCAACAAAGAACTCTTTACCATCTGAGGTAATAAATCCTTGCTCCGTTGACATGCCCGTAGGATCTGCACTCGCAGCAGTTGATTGTGCGCCAAAGACCTGCTGGAAGCGATCATAATCTGAAACACCATCACCATCTGCGTCAGCTTTATATGCAGGATTGCTATATGCAGGAAGACTTAACGTCTGACCAACTGTAAGAGCGTCAGCTTGTGCATTCAGGCCAGAACCCCTTAGTGAATCAATCATATCCTGTGTGACAGTAAATGAAGATGCCTCAGAACTCGGCGGCATAAAGGCCATAATATCATCTGCCGCAAGAACCTTATCTGCAAAGGTATCCATAGTGCTTATGTCAAACCCAATGTAGTTGCCATCCTCATCAGTCTTCGGTGTTGCGCCATTCTGTAGCGCATACACATGCTGATCAATAATCGCCTGACGATTCTCACGGCTTGAGCCACGCAGCTTGTCAGCCAAAGGCTTGCCAAGACCAAAGCCCAAGCCACCAATAACGTCATAGAAAATTGACTCTATGCCAGTCGGCTCTGCCTGATCGCCAATTTGCTGCTTGATCTTCTCAACATTATCATCGCGACGACCTTGCTCAACCTGTCTGCCAGTCTCACTCGCAGCACCAATCGTAAGAGCAGTAGAACCTGCGCCCTTATCCAAGCCACGCGAAATTCCCTCAAACTGCTTACCAAGCGCAGCTTCAAACTCTTCTGGAGTCAACTTGCCACTCTTCAAATCAGAAAGACCCTTGCCGCCAGCCAAGTCATTCATAACCAAATGCGTACCAATACGCTCCTGAGTGCCCTCGTCAAACTTAGCATTAGGATCAACAATTCCCTGATCAACCAAGGACTGCAACGTAGAGCCAACAACCTGATATTTACCAGCAGGCGTAGAAATAACACCAGAACCATCTGCACGAGTCATGCCACGCTGCGTGTTAACGCCTTGAGAGTAAGCAGCATAAGAATCTTTGCCACGCAGATTCTGGAAGTCCAAGACCTCCTGAACCGTCATGTTCGTTAAATCAACGCCAAAGCGCCCCTCTTGACCACCAAGAAGACGACCATAACCGCCCTCATCAGCCGTACCTTCAGCGCGAGAAATACGATTTTTAATCTCAGAGAGCGAAGTATAACCAGCTTCTGGCGGAGCAAAATCCTGAACAGTAGATGGAGCACCCAATCCACGCTCCAGATCAGAAACAGGACCACTTGGAAGCCCCATATCATCATCCGTAAGTGGAACATTAGTAACACGATCACGATCAAATGGGTCCATGTCAGCATCAAGGTTCCGACCAGCCTTAGATACGTTAAGGTCAAGTATATTATCGTCAATGCCATACGTCTCTATCCCTCGAGAAGATGCAGGTAGAAATTGAGTAATGTCAGGGTCATTCATAGATGTTATAGGCTGAACTCCTAAAACACCGCCTCTAGTATCACCTAAAGGTGGAAGACCGCCAACGCCAGCAATGTCGCTGTAAGTAATTGGTGACGGATCAAAGATATTAATCTCACGACCCTCTGGATAATTCTGAAGATACGTTGGGTAAGCCCTAGCAGCGGCTCGATTCGCTTGCTCTGGACTGTCAAAAATACCTGATTCACGAGCCGTAGCAGAAAAACTATCTATTCCCTGCTGACCAGAACCATACAAACGTAACTGCGCAGCAAACGCACGATCAGCCGTGTCAGCCGCCGCCTGCGAGTCATGCTGATTCCCACGGCGATCCGTATATACAGGGGCAGAAACAGGATCAATAACACTAATCACAGACGATCCGGCATTACCAGATGACGCAGTATTCAAAATATCATCAATGCTAGAACCAGTCGCAACAGTCACATTGCCACCACCAGTGTCATACGTGGTCGTACCAGTCCCAGATGTTAAATCCGCAACCGTTACAGTCTTGTCAGAACCACCAACACCAAGATCAGCGTCCTTCGCACTCGTGTTTACAGAACTTGAATCATCATCGCCGCCAAAAATCGCATCGTGATAATCAGCTACATTGTCAAAAGTATTCCCGCCATAGCTGAAACTCGTATTATCATCCGCCTGAACGGCAGCATTCGCAATCGCATCTAAACTTACATTTCCAGATGGACCAATTGAAGAACTGTCATCATTATCGCTCTTCGCCATATCTTTTAGACTATCCCTCACCTTGTTAATCTCAGCATAATCCCTGCTAATCACACTTTCAGGCGGATAACTCGGGATACCAGCAGGACCAGAAATGCCTGAACCACCAAAACTACGAAGCAAAGCCTCCTCATCCTGATTAATATACGCCAACATATGCGGCTGATCAGCAATCATAGTGCTGCGAGGAACAGAATCACCGCCGAAAGGGCCAGATACCTCTCCCCCCATACGCATATTATTCACATCGCCATACCCATAAAGATCAACATCACCAGTATCTATAGGCGCAATACCAGAATACATCGTCCCATAAGTCGGCGTACTCAAGAAATCAAAAATATCAATCTCAACAGGTCGCGCAGGCAATTTAATCGCCCCAATAGGACTCGTAGCAACCATTTCAGGACCGTAACTCGTCGTTAAACCACCCGTAATAGGATCAGTCATATACTGAGAAACACTCGTAGGAATGTTGACCTTAGGGCCAAATAATGCAGCCTGCTCACGCGTACCCAGCGTAACAACGCCAGTCTCAGGATCAACAGTGTCATAACCACCAGTCGTCCTACCAACATCACCAGTAAACTGACTGTAATCAATCTCATTAACCTCACTAGGATCAACAGGAGCAGCCGTATAACTACCAGTGCCAAAATTACCACCAGCACCTACCGCACTGCCAGCACCAGCTTGCGCCCCAGTAATCGTAGAAACAGGAGCAGAAGTAACCTTATCCACAGAAACAGAAGCCTGAGAAGGTGCCTCATATTCACCAACATAAACACGAACAGGAGTCCAACCTGTCTCGTCACTACCCTCCCAGTTAAGAACATTATCACCAAAACGATAATTCATAATGTCCGCCATATCCATAACAGCACCACGAGTGCTGCGGTAACGACCATCACCCAAATCCTCATAGCCAGCATTCAATAAATTAGAACGAACCATAGACTCACGAGCAGGATCAGACGAATAACCAGAACGTGCCTCACCCATATAATCAAAACCCTGACCCTCAATCGCAGATTTAGCCGCAGAAATACTGCCATAACCAGCCTGAACCGTCGGGTCTAAATCATCACGACCAAAAAGCGCATTAAACGAAACAGGATTACCCGAAGAATCAACAACCTTGTAACGCTCACCGCTACGAACAACATTCAAATCAGAACCAGAACCTAAACCAGACGAAGATGACTCCTTAACCAAGTCATAATACTCATCCATACTACCAATCCCCTCACCCAAAACAGGGGGACCACCATCCTCAAAATACTGTACAGGACCACCATCAGCATAACCAAAAATATCAACCTCACCACCCATAGCCATAGGACGAGGCGCCATAGACTGCATCGGAGGAGTACGCATCATAGGAGTGCCCGGCGCAACCATACGCTGCTGTGGCATCATCTGGGGCGGCATCGCACTCTGAGGCTGTGGCATGGACGCACCCAAACCCTGATTGCGACCCAACATCCCCTCTAACGCATCGCCAAAACGACGACGACGACCCGCCGTAGATCCCTGCATCTGCTGACCCTGAGGCATAGGTGGCATCTGAGGAGGTGGACCCCCAGCCAACGGCATCGGAGGCATAGGCGCAAAAGGATTCGGAGGGGGAGCAGATGGCATGCCCGGTGAAGGCGGCATACCACCCATAGGCTGCATCGGTGCAGGCATTCCGGGCATCGGCGGGGGAGTCATTCCAGTCTTAACTGCAGGCATCCAATAAATTCTCCTAAACGAACCTAACACGCATCCTAACAGCTACTCAAAATTTAATCAATAATCTCCAACAATCCATTACGAATCATGCTACGCGCCAAACTATCCCGGTCCGTAAAACAATAATGATCACCACTCCACTCACACATCTCAATCGCCATCCTGCGCAAAAAAATATCCTCACGCTCTCCAGATCCCAAAACATGACCCGCATGCAAAATCGGAACAACCTCTCCCGCAGTCTGACCATCAAACTCTAAACTCGTACCGTAACTCAACCTAAATGTCGGCATAACTCTTCCCCATCTCCAATAACTTCGGCAATCCAATCGGAGCAGAATAACCCTCACCATGAGAGTTCTTACCCTGCAACAGGCATAAAACTCGGCCTCATATGCCCTCTCCTTATACTAACATGTGGTACTTTATGGGACAGTCTAGGGTACCTTGTCAAGCCGTAGGGTACCTTGGAAGGGACAAACGGTGACATCCACCTTTAGGGGGTGTCCCTTGTCCATAGGGTACCTTGAAGGGCTTAGGGTACCTTGTGATTTTTTTAAAAAATTTTTTTGTGGTGACTGTAGGTGGATTTCTTAGTGTAAGTGCTGTCCGACACGCGCCAGAATATAGGGGGGGGTGCATGGCCCCCATATCCCCCGTTTCTAGAACAATTGTTCGGTTTTCTTAGGGTACCTTGGAAAAGCAAAAAAGCCCGCACTAGGCGGGCTTCTCTGTGGCTGTGGCATGGTCTTGACGCTTAACGCGCCAAGTATTCTATTCGCTCTTGCCAATATTCAAATATGTCGTCGGATGTTTCAGCCCATATTGACGCGATGCCACGCTCGCTTTCGTCGCGCAATTGAACAGCGCCGTCGGTTGTCTGAAACGCCGTCAACACTTCGTAGCGCGTGTGATCTGTTCCGTCACCATATGACGCGCCGTTTGATTGTTGCGTGTGGGTGACAACCGCGCTTTCGCCAACGCGCTGCCGGATTTCAGTAACAGCGGCGCGGACGCGCTGCTCACTACAGCCGGTTGCGTCCATGATGTCGCGCGTTGAAACGCCACCATTATCATTGCGCATCATGGTGTACTGAACGCCAACGCGTGAATTTCTGCGAAATGGCCCAACCGGCGTATCTTGAACAATTGTTCTGGTGCCATTTTCAACGCGGTTTTCAATTGTGTGGTTGATGAAATTCAAAAGGAATTTTACCCAATTGATAATTTTGTCCGCGTCAATTGTGCCACCATGCTGACGAAATTCAATTGTGCCACTACGCCATGTGTCGAGATTAATCGCATAGAATTTGCCATGATTTAATTCGCTAATTGTTGAAGCGTTTTCTATGCGCGATGCGCTCAATGGTTGCGCGTATCGGTTCATGGTGCGCGAACGTGCAAACATACTATCCAGCGTTGCTTGCTGGCGCTCATAGCGATACATGATGTCCTTTACCACCACGGCGTCCATAGGTTCACCATGCGCTGACAGAAAACCACCACGCGCCTCAGTGTGTGCAATGCTTGCACCAGTAAAATCTGCGGCGTTTACGCCGTCTAATGGCGCGTTTGAAATGTGAACGTGCAAGCCACATGATGTATTGATTGCACAACCAACGTTTTCCAAAACGCGGCAAACGCTTTTGATATAGTCCTCAGCAATTGGATGATTGCCCAATGGTGGCAATACGATTTCAGCGTCAACGTTCGGTGTGCCGTCTGGCTTTACTTGGCAACCGATAATTCCAGCGCGTTCCAGTGCATTTTTAACGCGGCTTATTGAAACGCCGCTTGTTTCGATTTCTATTCCAAATGTGTAAGTCATTGTTTTTGTTACCTTTTTTCTAGATTGTAGGGCAAAGCTGTCGCCCTATACCTAGTTTATGCGCCATTTTTTCCCATAATACAAGGGGTTTTGTGGGATATTGTGGGATAAACCAGAACAATTGTTCGGGTTATTGATTTGACCAACGCCGCGACACAAAAAAAGCGCGCCAAAATTGACGCGCGAAAATCGGTTTTTTTTATATTTATAGAGAACGCGCGCGATCATGCGTGTGTATATGTGTATATGTGTGTAGTTATATATACATAGGTATATATACTATACCCCGAACCCCGAAGCCCGAAGCCCGAACCCCGAAAGCCCGACCCCGAAGGATCAGGCCCGATTGTTTATTTCATTGTATGCGCAAGTGTTGTCATTGCACTCGTTGTCGGGTTCCCGTTGTTCACGATAAAAGTATAGCAATGAACGTTGCAGGCAAGAACACCGAAGCGTTCAGCGTCATGGTATCTCATGAATTGAGGCTCCTCATCCATATCAACTGGTTCAGAAGTGCCGTAGTTTTTAACTGCCCATTGGCAAAATTCTTGGAAAGGCTTTTCGTCCTCATATTCAAACCCGCTCGTGTCATCATAAAACAGCGCGGTTGCCCAAAACTCGGGCAACTCCAGTGTGATCGTTTCCATTATTCCACCCCCTCTAATACTTCCATTGCATGCTCTAAGGCTTCTTGCTCGTTGTCGATTCCGTAGCAAGTAAAGCAATGATAATCGACCCACTGTCCTTGGATCGGGGTCTGCAAGTTAAAAGTTGCTGACTCGTTCCACTCAATGCGAAGATAATCGCCGTTATGCTCTAATTCCCAGTGTTTCATTGTTTTTCTCCTTAATATCTGGCTGCGTAATAGCGCATTTGATCAATGGCCACATCGTTTGCAATTTTATAATTACCTTCGTCGTACTGACGCATAATAAATGCTTTCAGCGCATTTTCGTTATTGCAAATAAAATCCAAGAAATCGTCACGATCTTCTTCGTCGTCAAAATCAATCACTCCATCAATATTGCGCGATGCATCTCTAAAAACGATGTCGTGCTTTAGAAACTGATCGTCATATGAGCCATTGTCTTTGATAAGAGTGTTCAGCACTTGCTCTGTGTCGTACTGCCTACCTGTTTCGATCATTTTAAAAAACATTTTCTTTTTCCTCACTACTAGACTGTAATCCCACATTATCCCACACATTATTATATGTCAACACAAAATATAAAAAAAATTATGCCGGGCCGTGCCGGGTAAAACTGCCGGGGATTCATCCGGGCGCGAACAATTGTTCGGGTTGTTGTTCCGGGAATGCGTCGGGAGTTTACCGGGAAGGAGTTCCGGGCAGGCCAGCGACGGGAAGATGTTACCGGGGAGCTTTACCCGAACAATTTCTCGGGTTATACTATACCCGGAAGCCCGAATCCCGAATGCCCGGAGAGCCGCAGAGCGCCCCTAAGAGTTAACCCGAACAATTTAGGCACCCAGACACCCCGAAAACCCGAAACCCCGACCAGACGGCCCCGAAAACGGCTCTGAGGGCGGGCGGAAGCCCCTCCCCTCCAAGAGTTCCCGCTATTCTGCGGCTTCGCCGTTACAATCAGTTATAGGGATTGGTTCGGATTCTGTGGGATTTTCTGTTGGTGTTACGTCAATCATGCGATTTTTAGCACGATCCATAAATTCTTGCAGTTGTTCTACGATTTGATCCCTGCTGAGATTATCAACGTGTTCGTGTGTGACATGGCTACGCGCTACCATGAGGCCCGTGACCTTTAGCCTAAGTTCTTCTGCTTTGATAGCTGCGGAGAAGTTGCCTTGCTCCCATGCCTCATCGCGCAACCGCTGCATATCCCGAACAGATTTGGTTATTGTTACGCCGTACTTGCTTTCGAGTTCTTGGCGCATTTCTTCCATGCGTTCTTTTACGCGTGGATGATTGAGAAGCTGCACGGCTGATACGTTCGGGTTTTTATATCCCGCTGCTCTGGCTGCTGCGGTTTGCGTCATGTCTTTGTGAATGTAGTTATCAAGAAACTTCTGCTGCGGGGGAGTTAGTCGCTTTTCCCCTTTTGCTATCTGTTCTCCGACCTTTGGCATTTGTGCTTCTACCCGAATAATTTCTCGACTTGTTCCCCTGCTGTTATACTACCCGATACGCTGCTGCGGTCAAGTGCTACATTTCCCAAAATATCCCAACATTGCATCGGGCTGCGCTGCGTTAAAAAACATCAGGGGGGGGTTAGTATATACCCCCCCTTATAGGGGGGTGACGTAGATAACGTAAATTAACCTATTGATTTTATTACGTTATTTACGTCAAAACGACTTTTTAACGTAATTCCCGTAAATCGTTAAACCGTTGATTTTATTACATATTCTACGTTACGTTACTTACGTCAGCTTTTGACGTAAATTATTTTGACGTAAATTAATATAAAATAGTTTATAAAAAGTTATTGACAGTCCCAAACTATCCCATATATAAGATGTATATTCTAGTAAGCAAGGAGGCTACAGAATCCACATGGATTACACAGCAAAAACACGAATCATCCGCGATCTACAGGGCGACCTATTAGATAGCAATCACGCAACCCGCCGCTTTTTCCGCTGTTGGTTGGACGGCTCTTATTTGGGCGAGGAGCACTACAGGGACAACGTTGCGTATTTGCGCCAGTCTTTGTCTCGCTATGGCGTAGGCATGAAGTTAGAGGCCAAAATTCGCGGTTGGGTGATTGGTCAATTTGTGCGCTACACGGCGCACGATGCTCAGTGTTCACACGGTTACGCTCAGAGGGTTATCGTTGACACGGTTGATGGCGAAACGCTGTCAGAGTTGACGCATCATTTAATCACGGACGCGCTTGATCTGATTGAAGATGATATTCGCGAACATTTGAAGGAAACTGCTAATGTTTGAGATTGAAAAAGGTATTCCGATTCCAGATGGCGAGGGGCGTGGGCGCGAGAAAAGCCCATTGCGCCTTGCTGTGGAGAAAATGGAAGTTGGCGATAGCGTTTTGGTTAGTAAAACGCACCGTCAGCAGCTTCATGCCGTGTCGAATACACTTGGCATTAAGTACAAAACCCGAACAATTTGCAAAGAAAGCAAAACGGTTCGTTTTTGGCGCACAAAATAACATTGGGGGCGCAATGCCCCCTTTATTCTAGCAAAGGAGAAGACATGTATTATTTAGCATATGGAATGAACACGAACCGCGAGGCTATGGCTGCGCGATGCCCTAATGCCAAGCCTATGGGCGGCTTTTATTTACCTGACCACCGTTTGACGTTTCGCGGAGTGGCTGACTTTCGCTACGATGCTGACATGGTTTTACCAGTTGTTTTGTGGGAGATTACGCACGATTGTTTGAGGGCGTTAGACCGACTTGAGGGCTACCCGACTTTGTACGACCGCCGCAAGATCAACGGCAATTGGTTGATTTACGATATGAACGGCAACAAGGGCGCACTGGGCACACCGTCTGGCGGCTACTATAAAATGATTGAGGAGGGCTACCGAGACTTTGGGCTTGATGATTGGTATTTACGCGCTGCGGCGAAAGATGCGGAGTTAGCGGCATGAGCAAGAAAGATTTACTGATTGCGTTGCTTGAGGAAATGGAGAGCGACCTAAAGCGGATCGACTGGCAAGATATTTTTATTGCTGTTGCTGTGTTCGGTTTAGTTGTTCTCTGGATTTGGGGGTGTCATTATCAATGGTGGTAGACCCTGACACAACCCGAATAATATGAAGCCCCCGCCTGATAACGAGCGGGGGTTTTTTTATGCGTTACAATTCTGGGCGAGTTTCCCCCGATGAAACCTGTTGACTTGGGATTTATCCCATGCTATGTGAGGGGTGCTTGGGTTTCCGATCATTGTTTCCCCAAGCATGCTTCATGGACTAGACTAGCCCCCGACTTGAAATAGTTGGGGGTTTTTTTATAATTTTTTTTATTGACACTGAATAAATTATATTATATGTATGGGATGTCTAGCATATAAGAGGAGTTTAATATCATGGGCTTAGATATGTATTTACGCGGCGACAAGTTCGTCAGTTCTTGGGATCATTCGCAGCGCGATGAGAACGGTAGGTCGTTAGAGGTAAAGCGTCCACAGATGGATGGGTTTGAGGTTACGTCTTACGTTCTTGACCTTGGCTACTGGCGCAAGTTCGCGCCGTTGCACACTTTCATCGTGAGAGTGTTTGCGAATGACGAGGATAATTGCCAACCGATTGATTTGGGTGCCGAGGATTTGCGCCGTATTGCTGCCGCAATTCGTGACGGTAATTTGCCTGATGATGAGGGCAGCACTGGTTTCTTTTTTGGTTCGCCTGAGTTCTGGGATGAGTACCGCGCCGAGGCTGAGGAGCATGCGCAGACGTTCGAGAAAGCTGCGGCTTGGATTGATTCCGATTCTTGGAACACCGTTACCTATCAAGCGAGTTGGTAAGATGAAAGACATGTTGATCGAGATGCAAGAGACGCCGATCATGGACCCGTGTTCCGAGTGCCGAGGTACGGGGACCGTTGAGTATGAGGTTGCGCGTCCTCAGAGTTTCAGTCGTGACATTGGCGAGATCGATGTTGAGGAGAAGACTTGCGAGGCGTGTGCTGGCGGCGGCGAGGTGCCGCGATTGTGTGATTGCGGTGAGGAGGTAACGAAGGCCCGATTGGATGGCAATGTTCATTACATTATCAACGGGCGTGATTTTGACAAATGCGAGGAGTGTGCGAATGCATAGGAATGTTTACCCGAACACGCGCAAGGCTATGGATCAGTCTTTAGCTTTGTTGTGTGACGCGGCAAAGGATTCATTAAAGTATTATGCTAATCATTACCCGAACAATTCCGAGGTTGCATTGATGAAGGGCGACATGAATAGCTTTGAACGTGAGTTGCGCCGATGCATTGATAACCATGTTATCATGATGTGGAGAAATGAGTGGTTTGAGGAGAAGAATTTATGACTTATGAAGAAAATACAATGTGCATGAAATACACGTTGGAGCGTCTTGGCGATATCAAGACGCAAACTGATTTGGACGAGTTTAAGGACGAGATTCGGAATGATCTGGAGGTTAACAGTCAATGGCGTTCAGTTAACGATTATAACCCGAACATTTCTGAAGTTATTGAGCCAGATGACTTTGATGTGTATCGTGCAATTGATAATGTAAAACGCAATTACATTGAGAGAGCATTGACCCGATCAAAGAACATTGGCGAGGCTTCAAAGATGTTAGGTGTTCGTAATTACCAGACGTTGCAGAATTGGATGGTAAAGTTAGGAGTGGACTATTGATTTATTATTTCACTGCGCTTGTAATTACTTACAGCATGGATGCTGAGAGGATTACGACTTCCTACATTTTGTACGATAAGAAGCGGCATTGCCAAGAGGCTTTGCAGGGTCTTGCCGACCCGATTTATAATCAGATTTATGAGTTATATGAGGGTACAATGATGCAATGCGTTGTGTCCGATAAAGTTTCATATGTGTTAAAACCGAAGTTGAGGCCCGAAAATGGATGATAGATTAGCAATTGTGAGCGATGAAATTAAGCGTTTGCAGCGTGAGTATGACGATGCTGAATGGGAAGGCGATCCGAGGTCAACAGAGTTGGCAAAGGAGTTGAATTATTATAACAAACTGCACGAACAGGGTGTTGTTTTTGAGCCTAAGTTTTAGTAAAAAACTATGGGGGCGTTACATATTGCGTTGTATTTCGAAACCATAACGCCGCCCCCACGAATTATTTATTTTTTTTCTGTGGCAAGTCCCACGTTCTGATGTCGCTCATAACCTGACTTACATTTACGTCTAAATAATGCGCAATGCGTTCAATTGTAATTTCATCATTTAGCATTCTATTGACTTGTTTAGCCCGAACAGATGCACGTTTGGGCCATTTGTATTCGTTTTGATCATTTATTTTTGTAGGTGTTTTTGGTTCACGCGGTTTAACGACTTCTTTTGGTTCGTCTTGTTTGTTGCGCCATCCCTCTTGCTTTCTTGTCATTTCCAACATTCTAGCTATTTCGGATTCTGTTGGCGGTCTTTTGTATAGCTTTGTAAATGAATCTAAGATGTTAACCATCGTTTTGCCTTTTTACTGCTCGTTCTAACATTTCTAACAAAGCGAACATTTCTTCGCCTTGCTGCTTTCCATGAGGAAAGCCCATGCGCTTACCATCGTAAATAAGCACATGGGCCTTTCGTTTTAGAGTTTTTATTATAGTGTCGATGGATTTTATGTCCATTTGGCTTCGCCTTTGAGAACAACCGCAGGCCCGACGATACCAGTTCCGCATAGCTCTGTAGCTTCTTCGTTAAATGGCAGACCTTCGATCAAGCCTTCTTCGTTCACAAGAATTTGCCAATCGGGTTTTGTTGGTGATCGAACCATTTCTACCAATCCCCCGACGATCTGCTGCGCTTCTTCAAGCGTTGGTTTTCTTTCTTCAAATACCGTAATCATAGCTTCTCCTTTTCCTAGATTAACTTGGGATAATTACCACACTATCCCATGTCAGTCAAGCATATCTTCCTCTTGATTAAGAGTTCCGCCGACCACTCCGAGCCACTTTCGTGGGCCGCTTCTGGTTCGCTTGAACTGATCAATACGATTATCATTTTGCAGTGTCGTAACTGCTTTTTTAATTGTGCTTTCACCCACAGTTTTAAGATTAGCTGCATTCATATCGTCATGTGGTGCGGTCTTGATTGCTTCCCAAATGCCATCATGCTGACCGCCTTTGGTGACAGGAATGCCCCGCGCTTCACGATCTGCGATAAGATTATAGACATATTCATGTCGGTCCCGAACAACTTGCGACATTACGAGATTACGGATGTCTTGACTACGATCTTCCAGCAATCCTGTGTCTTGATTCCGAACAAAGTGTCGAATGTCACGACTGGCAGGGCCGTTGGCTTTCACTACTGCGCCATCAAACACTGCGTTGCGTGTGAACGGTACATTCATATCTTTGCAGCGTGACCGCGCTGTGGCCTCATCGACTTGCCAGACAGCGAACGCTGCACGAACGCCATCAACGATAGCTGATGTGCCTCGAATCAGGTTACGCGCTTCTTCTGGCGTTGTGATCGGATCTTTGTCTCTGATCTTTGCCATGTGGTGGTTGACGATTACAGTTGCGCCAGTTTCGGTTGCGATTTGCGCCAACAGACCCATGAAAGCTGCACCTGCTGCGGGATCGGCATTTACATCTGCGTGAACGAACGATGCCATCGGGTCAACAATGACCAGTGCGAGGTCTTTGATTTCGAGCATTTCTTCATAAATCTTTTCAAACTCTGGAGATGTTGCGTAGGTGTTGTCCACTTTCATCATAATTGGGAACACTCCGCCTTCGTTTGGTAGCGGAACGACGATAAGGTCATGCTCATAAGCCGAACGTTTGTTCAGGGGATCTAGCCTGCTGACCCGGCGATGTAGCTCGTCACGGTCATCTTCTGCTGAGAGAATGATAGCTGTGCCGTGATGCGCGACCAAACCACCGAATGCATTCTGCATGCCTTCGCCAGAAGCGACCTTCATGGCTAGATCTAGCGTCATCATACCTTTACCGCTGTCACCCGCTGCTGCGAACACGACTGGTACGCCTAGTGGAAGGGTATCACCGATTAAGAACTTCTGATCTGGTGCGCGACCTTGAAACTGCGCACTGGCAAGTAGACTAGGATTTTTTAGAGATAGAGCCTTTTTAACCTTATGAACTGGAGCATTTAGGAACTTGGCAATGTCGAAACCTTCGTCAATTGCGTCCGCTGCGTCCCACTTTTTAGGTTTACCCTTTGGCGGCACGAGCATCGTAATTGATTTTGCACCTGCGTTTTGGGCTAACTCTTGAATAATCTTTGCCAGTTTCAGACCCGCTTCGTCATTGTCAGGCCAGATAATTAACTCTTTGCCCTGCAATGGAGAAAAGTCGAACTTATCTTTTGTTTTCTGGGATAGCATTCCTGCGCCACCAATGGTGCATGTTGCTGTGTATCCCATCTTTGTAAGTTCATCTGCGCATTTTTCGCCTTCTACCCAAATAATGCGACCTGATTGCGCGATGTCAGGCAGGTTATAAAGAGGGCGCGTTTCAGGCAGACGAGGGAACTGGCGAAACTCTTTCTTAGCGTTGCCGTCACTGTCCCGAACAATTTCCCCTGCTGGGGTGCGTTCGATATATCTGCGCACTGTGACGAGGATTTCGCCATCTCCCGATAGGTATAAGTATTCGCCATCATGTGGTGTATTTACATCAATTACCCGGCGTTGTTTAACTTGTTCGGGTTGTATAGGATTTTGTACCGGGAACTGCTGGGCCAAACTGGGGTTAATAGGATTCATAGGTGGCTCTGGTCTATCTTGCTTCAGATAAGACGCGAAATGCTCTGCTACATCTGGAACCTTCCAGTTATTTGCCCTCATTAATATTTTTGTAATTCCACCAATACCTTCGCCCGTATTGAAGTCCATGCCACGCATGAAGTTTGGACTCATTGGATCAATTTCGATCTTTAATGATTGCCCTGCTTCGCCATCCAGCGAGCCTAAATAGAACTCATTTCGGATTACTTTACCGTTTGGAAATGCATTTTTTAACGCTTCGATTTGCACATATGACGGAACCCTTTCCGAAATCTCTGCGACTAAATCTTTTCCGTTATTACCATATCCTGTGTTGCCAACTACCCTTAATGACATTATATTGTCCTCATACCCATAAATACTTCTCTAGGGGGCTAGTTCTAGGACTGGCCCCTTCTTTTTTATTCACCTTTCCAGCAAGTCTCCCGATACTCGCAGAACTTACAAAGAAAGAAGTCTTTGCTTTGTGCTACTCTTGGCAAGATGTCACCTGCTTTGGAAGCCGTCAAGATATTTACGGCCTTATCACTTGCCTTCTGAGCCAACTCCTTATCATAAGGAACTAGCTCGTAATAAACTTCTGATGTGTTTTTATTCACAACAGTAAACAGCGCAGGGTGTTTAGTTAAATCCATATATGTTTGATAGAGTGCGATCTGCGTTGCATAAATTATGTTGGCCTTCGCTACGCCATGTCGAACAAAAGACTGAAACTTTTTGTCGTTGGCGGATTTGTTTTCCCATAACGATGGGTATCCCATTTCTACGGGGCCATCGCATATTACGCCGTCGATGTGACCTTTGATTTGATCATCAGCGATAGAGAAGCCAAATTGTTCGCCTTGTTTGTCTTCCGTGCGAAGGTCAAAGCCAGCGTCCCTGATCCATTTTGCTGCGTAGTCTTCAATCTCGTGACCGAACTGAAAAATGCGTAACGTTCGTGCGCTAAACTCTGACCCCTCATCTTGTGGGTAATTCATAAAACGATACTGTATCTTGCGACTACATTCGTCACCTACACTAGATGCGCCAAGATATTTTCGACGTTCGCGCTTCGATTCGTTACGCAAGATGCCATCGTCTACCGCTGACTTGATAGCCTCTGCTGTAGGATCAGAAGGGGATGCTTGTAGATGGGAAGCTGCCCGTTGACTTAAAGTACTTTTGTTCAAGTTCAGCAACGTGAATCTCCTGTGATAACTTTTCTGCTTCTTGCAATCCAAAGATCAAAACGTGTACCTGATCCTCTGATAAGTCTGAAAACTTGGTATCCCAACCAAACTTTTCCAGTATGAATGCCAATTCATTTATTGGCTTTGTTAATGGTGGCATGCTCAATGCACTGTCTCCTCTCCTGCTCCGTCTATAATTAAGTCCATTATTTCGTTTAATTCTTCTTTAGGGACTTCTTTATTTTTGTATTGCATCATCAAAACTGTTAATTCGTTAATGATAACATCGGCTGTCCCGAACAATACTTCGCCTTCCTCGTCTTCCAGAAACTCTTCGTGAACGATTTTATTTACCGTTTCGGTAATTTCTTCTATGTCACCTAGATCTTTACAAAAGCACATGTAATCGTATTCCTCGGTGTATAGTTCTTGTTCGTCACTTCTCTTGGCTATTGAAAGAACGAGTTCAAATCTTGCCATCTCCAACATCCTCTCCGTTGTTATGTCTTAACCATAACGCTAAATCAGAAATAAGATATTTAAATTCAAATGGATGTATCTTGGCGACCAACTCACCATCATACCAGATTTTGAGTCCATCATCATAAACAGACCAACGTATTCTTGCGTCTTTCATAGATATTTCTCCACTGCTATCTCAATTACTGTCCTATTCCACAGGAAATTCAGCATGCATGCTGCTTTATACTTTGTCCATGAAAAGTCCATGAACCCCACTTCGATGCCTTGCTTCCGCAGATGTTCGATCTGCTTTGGCGTTGCACCTTGATCTAACCACCGCTTGGTTTTCTTGGCAGCGCCACCGTCTTCGATTTCACGCAGGAAGTCATCGGCTGCTGCCGTAGCCTGTGTACCGCCGCCTACTGCTAGTACGCGCAACTGCATTCCCGTTGCTTTTGCTTTTCCGAAAGCAATGCTCAACTCTGGTGTGTTGGCAACTCCGACAAACCCTTCGAATCCCATAGCCATGCGTAAGCTACCGTCACCAAACAAGTCGATCCAACGGAAGGGAGACATTTTCATCAGATCGTATTCGGTCATAGTAAACCGAACAAGTTCCTCTTTTTCCTCGGATTCCGATACAATTTCTGTACCGCAGATAGGGCAGACTTGCGCCCCCATAGGAATTTCGCTTTCACACTCCACACAAATCTTTGTGGGTGCTTCGCCCTTTTCGCGATCATCTAAGTTCACTGAGTCTTCAAGTGAGCCGTGCGTGAGAACACTTGTTCCGAAATCCAGAACCACGCAGTCTGTTTTAACAATGTCAGGAAACTCTTCTGGATCAATAGTGCGTAGGCCACGCCCGATCATCTGCACCATTGTGCCCTTCTGAGAACAGGGGCGCGTTAGAACCACACAGGACACAGGTGGAGCGTCAAAGCCCTCTGTAAGCACTGCTACGTTCACGACTACCTGTACGTCACCGTGGGCTAGGTCATGCAGTATTTTGGCTCTCTCTTGCTTTGGTGTGTCTCCTGTGACGATACCCGCGTTGATGTCCTCATAAAGAAACTCTTCTAGAAGGTCTTCAGCGTGTGTGACCGTGCTGCAGAATACAACAGTCTTGCGATCTTCTGCGTGATTCAACCACTCTTCAACAACCTTCTGGTTAATCACCTTGCGGTTCATAATCGCTTCGACTTCATCCATGTCAAAGTCGTTGCCTCTGCGTGTGACCTTATCAAGTTGGTCTTTGACCCCGCAATCAATCACATAGGTACGCGGTGCAACAAGAAAGCCTTCTCGGATTAAAGTGGTGATTTCAATCTGGTGTGAGCAATTGCTGAATACGCTGCGCAGTCCCTTGCCATCGCCACGGTTAGGCGTAGCTGTGAAGCCCACGATTTCTACGTTGGGGTTGTCCTTCTTTACCGCGTTGATAACCTTCTTATAGGTATCTGCGGCGGCATGGTGGCTTTCGTCTATGACAATCATATCAAACACGACACGATCACGTAGGTTCCTATCGCGTGAGATTGTTTGCACCATAGAGAATACTGCATCGCCATCCCAACACTTTACTGCGCCGTTTACGATGCTTGTTGTGATGTACGGGTTAATGCGTTCAAACTTGGATTTGTTTTGATTAACAAGCTCATCTCTGTGCTGCATCACAAGAATCTTTTTACCATCCTTGAATCGACGCCCAATGAGAGCGGACATCATAATGGTCTTACCTGCGCCTGTGGGGGCGACTACTATTGTATTGCTGTGCTTATCGAGTGCGTTAAATGCATCATCGACAGCCGCCTCTTGATATGGACGTAATAACATTGATTACCCCAAGAACTTAAATTCTGAAATTGGAATGTGAACCACTGGTTCAATATCTTGCCAGTCATTGCGGTCTGTGCGACCACCAACCATAACAGGCCAGTCATTCTTAAAGTATGTATAGCCAAGTTTATCTTTCCACTTAACAAGAAGGATGCTGATGATCCCAGATGATTGTTTCAATCCGTTTGCGGCTGAAACTTTGGAAAGAGATAGCAAAAGTGTACTGTATTGATCGTGATTATTTGTCCTAACTTTGACCTCGCAAAATCCAACAACTTTGTCTTGCTTTAGGACACAATAATCTAGGTGATATTGCTTGGGCATCTTTGCAAATCCAAAATTAAACGGACCACAGAATGCCTCAATAACACTGCGCTCATTGCGCAAGTCATCAACAGTCTCATACGTTGGACGCATAAGATTCTCCTTTTAATCTAGAAAGTGAGGGGGTATTTGGCCCACGGCCCCCCTTCCGTGGTCTAGCAGGTGCAGAGTGACCTGTGCCTCTAGATATTACCGATTAGCCCAACTTGGTGCTACACCTGTTGCCTGTGGTTGAGGCGTTGGTGCTGCCGCTGCAGATGTCTGCATGACTGGTTCTTGACCAGTTGGGATAAAATCCTTTTGGTTCGGCGTTAAGGCTGCTGTTAGCTTGTTGCTATCAGAATAGCCATTGCTGCCTTTCTTGATGCCAACTTTAGCGCAAATCTCCATTCCATTCAAGTCCATGATACCTGAAATGTTTCGACGCTGTTGCGCGTCTGGTGACATGTCGCTTGGATCAAGGCTATTCGCGCTTTCAATGATCTGACGCAGTGTTTGCAAGCCAATCTCTTTGGCCTGTGGAATACCGCTCTGACCCATCTTGTCGCCATCGACAAAGATGCGATCCCAGAACTTACGGCGATCATGTTCGCCGCCCACGATTGTGAACTCTAATTCCATCCACTTCGCCTTTGATGACTGTGATTGCTTGAACCACTGACCTGCGCCGAACTCTTGAAGTTCGATGTCGCCCATCTTAACGATGATTACAGCGCGGCACACTGTGGCTGCAGGGATTAGGGTGCGCTCCATTTGTGGTGCGTCTGATACGGGTGCATTATTTAGATTAAGCATTTGCGATTTCTCCTTCGCTAGAATTTTGAGCGTTTGGATCAACAAAGTCCAATGGGCGCTCTGATTGCAATGGGCCTGTTGACATCTTTGCCATCAGTTTACCCAAGTGCGGTTCTTCTAATGTGTCGAGCCTACCAGACCGATCTTTAGCAGGGTAGCCCCATTCGTTTAGGGCACCGCAGACGAAGGCACGAAACGGTCCATTGTCCCCACCAAGGACCGCCATCGTGATCACTTCGTCTACGATTCCCGGCAATTCGCGTCCAGTCTTGCTGCCCTCAATCTGAAGCGCGTATTGCTTTCTGCCATAATCATCGGTAACTTCGTCTAGGATGCCGACGAAAATGACATTCTTTGCGCGGATATGCTGCAAATGCGTAAGCCATGCCATCATCTCGCGCCCGTGCATGCCATAGGCCGAACGAGTGTCCAACTTGCCAGTCCTATCGGATCGTGATTCTGGCTGTTGTTGGCACCACTGAAAACATAGGCGACCTGCGACTGTGATTGAGTCAACAAAGATCGTGCTAAACTTCGCCATAATCTCTTGAGGATCACCATATGTTTGCACAACGTAATCGTAATGTGCTTGGCTATATGGCTGATCCTCTGACAATGATGGGTTTGGCCCACCAATGTAGCATGCAAAGTCACGGCATTCTGCCCATGTTTGAGGACGGATAACGTCGATGGGGTATCCTTCGATAGCCGCATCACCCGCTTCTAAGTCCATGAATAGTGTAGTGTTTGGCTCTAGTGTACGAGCCAATGTTGTTTTGCCTACGCCGCTTGCACCACATACTACGATCTTGTGACCGCGCTTTTCTGCAAGACGTTGTTCGGCTGTAATAATTTGTAAACCCATTTTATTTTACCACCCTTAATTCTTCAGTTGCATATTTTTTCATTACTCCATAAACGCTTTCTTTCACTTGATTCCTAAAGCTGCTGAAAATGGCAACATTTTTAGATTGCGAATCGTAATTTTGAAAAGCGAACATCCCGCGCATAAAGTAATCATTGTCCAAGGAAACTCCAGCCCTGTTAATATGAATTTGACCTTCCATAATTTGACGATACATAGCGATAAAAATCACAGGCCATTCGTTGATTTCATTACGACATAAGCTCTTATAAATATTTAAAGCACTTTCGTGGTCAATGCGTTTTGTTGCAATCGCCAGAGCATAAGCTGCGCGGAAGCCAGTTTGTTTCCAAATGCCACGCGAAGTCTTGGGCGGTTTGATGTCATATTCAATTTCTGAAAGCAAATCACCAATCGAATCTTCCAGAACGCGACTTACATCTTCTGGTGTTGGATGTGAAATTGATGATGCAGATCGCAACAGAAATTGAATTGGATGAACAACTCCATTATGAGCGCCTGTGATATCGGCATTAGACCTAACTTTGCCTTGATCTAAATACTTGTAGATGTCCTTATCTTTCCGAATGCAGATTGCATAGGGAATTGTCATACCAGTTTCAATTTGAGCATTTGAACGATGTTGTCCATTCGTCATAATCCAACCAGACTCAGTTTTGACAAATACAAGTGGCTCTGGATGAAGAACCCAACGATTTAAGTTCATTGATCGAACATATTTCCGAAATGTCGCTTTATTTAAGTCGCGATTTCCTTCGTAATTCCAACCGATTATAGATTCCATTTCTGATGCAGTAATTTCTGCATTAAAATGAATTTGCTTTTGATCAAGCTGATTGACCGATTCGATCATTTTCTTATAGTTTAATTCTAGTAAATCATGAATACCCATCATTCTACCTCTTCGATTGAGAAACCACCAACCTCTACCGTGCGGCAAGGCTCCAATACTTCTTTGATTGAAGGTGGTGCTGTTGTGTACTTACGCTCTTCTACGGCGAGTGTAAGTTTCCCATAGTGACGAGCCTCGTTCTCAGGCATTTCTTGCAATGCCTTGCCAAGCTCATCTTGATCCCATGTTACCTTTTTGCGGACAACAGCTTTCAGCTTTTTGTTTCCCGCAACGATGTGTGTGGTACCAAAGTCTTTACCGTCTGCGCGTAATGCGTCACGCGCTACGGTTAACCACATATCTGAGATTTGATCTTCAATGTCTTTAAGTTCAGTTTTCAAGTCTGAGAGAATAAACTTCAACTCCTCTCGACGTTGAAACAGTTCACTACTGTTCATGTCAGTCTCCGCGTTAAATTTTCTAGAACCCTAGACTTAGGATAGTATGGGATTCGTGTCAACAACTTTTTGTATAAATTTTTTTATTGACATTTGGAAAAGTATGGGGTATTATAGAAAAGTCAACAACAAAAGTTGGCACGTTATTTGAAATGTCTAACATGAGGTTAAAAATGCAAAGTTACAAAGAGCTTGAAACAGCCGAACTGCGTCAATGGTATATGAATGCATATGCAACGCGACATTGTTTAGGTCACAAAAAGCATGATCGAAACAGACGCCTTACAGAATTGTATAGGGAAGAACTTCAAAGCAGAGGAGAGAACGTCCCAAGTAATGAAGAAGTCAAAGAGTTCGGAAAGTTTAACGGACAAGGATCATCATAAGTGAAGGGGCTACGGCCCCTTCTTTTTTGAAAGGTAGATGTCGATGTTATGCACAGCCCTCATAAGTTTTTTCTTCAACTTAAACTCTGGGGTTTCTACGCCCTTTGCGTCTTCGATTATGTGTTCCCAATCACCGTCTTTAGTTTCCTTATCGTACTGGAAGTCAGCAACGTAGGTGCAAATCTTTTGACTGTTGACTGTGATTAAGAAGCGCGGCTGAAGTTCGAGATTCTTTATACGCCCCGCTTTCTCTAAAGACTTTAGGTACAAATACCGCTGCGATTCCCACTTTGAATCAAATGTAATCCCATCAACCACAGTCTTCTTGTTGCCGTACTTCGGCCTTGACCTTTTAAGTTTGGGATTATATGTTGGTTTCGAGTACATTATGGGAGTTATGCTAGTGCCTAAGCCATCAAAATACAAGTCTATAGGTGTCAGCACAGACACTTATGAAAAAATAGTTCAAATGGCGGAGAAAGAACGCCGCAACATTTCGCAGCAATTGTCGCTTCTTGTTGATCGTGAGTATGAATCTTACGGTATGACAAGACAGCCCACACCTGCTCGTATTGTTACAGGTGGTCTATCCGCAATCATTGAAGATTAAAGAAGCCCCGCGCTTCCAAGACCCCCTAGTAGTGTAGAAGCTATATAGGGGTTTCTTTTTGCGCGTTCACGCAAGCTCTGCTGTTGCTGGATAATCCGGGGGTCTATTTTTTGGGTTATCTGCATATTTTCTGCATTTACCGGGGGAAGCACTTGTGGAACACTTGTTCGGCTTGTGCGTGGCTGCTCCGGGGGAGTTCCGCGAACCTGCTGGGGAGAAGTAAGTAACTGCCCCAAGCCCTGACGAGTTGCTACATTGCCGCGATTGATCGCTCCAAGTGTAGCACCTACACCCTTTACCGCCCCTGCTGCCCGTTGCGTTAACGGTACACCTTCTCCAGTAACTTGCGCTGCTGATTCGTTCAGTGCTTGCGTTAGGCTTTGTGCCGCTGCCTGTGGGCTTGTGCGACCTGCCTTAACTTCTAACGCACGGCGCATAACTGTTGGGTTGTTTATCATATGGTTCAACACACGAAAGCGACCCGCTTTGGGGATATTCTTCAGTGGGTTTGTGTACTGACCTGTACGGATAGCGTCTGCAGCTAGTGAACCCGCGCCTCTTGCCCCTGTATCACGCAAGAAAACAAGGTCATCAGCCATTTGTTTGATGTCTTTTACTGCCTGTTCTCCAAGAACTTTGTTCAGCATTTCAGGCTTATAAGACTCCAGCGCATTACGAAGAGAGTAAGCTGCTTTCTCGTTAATGAAGATATCTTCGTCTACTGAACCAAGAATATCATTAACAATTGTTCGTTTTATTGTGTTTTGAGCTTCCGGGCTATCTTCAAAGAACTTCAGGATGCGGTTCATTTGCGCACGGGTCATGTTGCGATTTGTGATCGCCGCTGCTGCTTCTTCTGGGTCTAGGTTTCCTGAGTTTAAACGGCGTAAGATGCTAGACTGAGATGCTTCTTCTAGTCCGACCTGCGCATCACGAACGCTACGCAGTGTTTGAACAATTCCTGCATCTGGGTTCTGAGCCACGATGCGCTGAAGCGTTGCGTCATCAATCTTTTTAACGCCCCCGTAAGCCAGTGATTTTGCTAGGCTTTGAACTTCGCCCCACTGATCGCCAAACAATAGCTTACCAGTTTTGTCTTTGTTCATACGCTTGATTTTGCCGTAGAACTGAACACCGTTAAACTTCGTTGGGTCTGCGAAGTCTTTGTTAGAATCAAGCAGTGCTTCGTCAAGATAACGCTTTGCTAGGTCTTGCCGAACAACTTCTTTCTGACCTTTGGCTGCTTCCAACGCAGCTTCAATACGCGCTGGGCTTTGAATGATTTTGTCGTAGTTCCGACCAACTTCCAGCTTAACGTTCACTCCCGGTTCACCAAGATTCCGAACAATTCCTAAGTTCTCTAAACGATTGAACATACGCATCTCTGCGCGATAGGCTTTGTTTGCATCTTGCAACAAGCTCATAGCTGTACGCATTTTATTTGCATTTCCAGAGCCACCAATACCAGTTAGCTTGACATCTCCCTGCAACATAGTGTCAACGTTGTTGCGTAGATCGACTAAAAGACGGCGAGGGGTGGTGTCTGAGATACTTAGTTTAGGGTCCATCAAAGTATCTTGAATGTTTTTACGCAGTGCGCGAAGACCGTTAAATGAAGTAAAGCCTACTTCTGAACCTTTACTCACAAGGTCATTAATCTGTGCGCCAATCGCTGTAAATTCGTCAGGTGCCGTAGATGCTGCACCGCCGTATCTGCTATCAATCACATCATCAAAGCGCGTTTTTATCGCACGAATATCAAAGACTGGAAGTTCGCCACCCTCAACCTGAACTGTTCTGCCATTTATTGTGATAGGGCCAGTGATTTCTGCCAGCTTATCATCAACAGCCTTGTAGTTAGTGTTCGCGCCTTTTGCGAACTCATCATAGTTATACATCAGGACATCAAGTACAGCGTCATCAATCTCAGTACCCTCTTTCGTTGACTTTGAAAGAATAGAGATTGTCTCATCAATTGCCTTCATGTGTGCTTCTTGGGCATCATCCAAGGAACGTTGCAACTGATTTGCCTTATTCGGTGCAGAATCAGCGATAACTTTCGCAAGGTCATCAGTGGTTGCGCCTGCCACAATCTGTCCTGATTCATCCATAATGCCTGCTTCTTTAAGTAGTTTTTCCTTTTTACCAAGAGCAAAGACTACGTTTTGAACTGCACGTTTTTCTTTTCCCGAAATTGCTTCTGCGATTTGAGATGCACGAGATACCGCTGCAGGCATACCCGCTGCTTCATAGCTTGGCATACCACCCTCATCCATAATCCGCAGAGCCTGTTCGGCTTGTGCCTGACCTAGTTGACGTTCACCCTGTCCTGCAGCACGAGCAACTGCACTTGCGCCTTTGCCTGCGCCTTGAATAAGCGCACGGCCTGCTTTAAATGTGCCCATAGTCGCAAGGTCAATTGTGCCTGCCAAAGCACCTTCGATAGCAGCCTGCTTCGCAACTTCAGTACCAGTTTGCTGCTGCAGACCAAGTAAGTTTTCAATTCCTTCTTCAAGAAGCTGACCACCAGCCGCACCCACACCTGCACCAACCGCACCACCGATAAGGGTTGGCGCACCGATGATACCACCGATTACAGAACCGATTGTTTCAGGAGCTAGTCCTGCAACGTCAGCAAGATCACGACCAAGACGGAAGCCCTCTTCCTCAATGACAAGGTTTTTCTCAATTGGTTCGTAGCCTAGCTTTGCCTGACCTTCAGGGGTCAACGCCAAGCGTCCCTTGGAATCTTTGGTGAAACCAGACTCACCAACCTTTTGGCGCAGTAGGTTTTCTTTTTCCTGTGGCGTTTCCATGAAAGAAAGAGCCGCACGAATGCCGCCTTTTGCGCCAGTGGTATAATCAAAGTTACCTAAGTCTTTGCCAGTGGATGATGCGCTTAATTCTTCAAAAGATTTAGGACGGGCCATACCTAAAGAACTGCCGCGAGATTGAGAGGCACGAAGTTGCTTTAACTCCTCAAGAGGGGTTAAAGATTTTTCCTGAGACTTTCTGATAGCGGCAAGCTCTTCTTGTGGAGTCATTTGTAATCATCCATTGTTAGAGGCTGTTCACCTCTGGCTTTTCTATTCTCGTTAATCGTCTGCAACTCTGCCTCTGTTGGCATATCACCCTGCGCAGGCCCAAACTTAATACCTGCGTTTTGCTCCATCCAGCTAACAGCAAGATCAAGGTTTTCTTGAGGCTTTTCTACCGTAAGTCTATATATCTCTTTGAGCTTTTTCTTTATTAGTGCTGCATCACCTGAAACAAAAGAAATTTCACCAACGAGATCTTCAACGCGTCTACGGTCGTTATCAGAAAGAGTTTTACCTGACTCTTGCAGAATGTTAGTTGCCTCCCTTACGGCAATTTCTTTAAGCATTGTACGAGCTTGTGCGATATCAGTTGGCTGATCACCAACGTTAAATCCCAAGTTTCTAAGTCCAGTATATACTGTACTTACCATTTGATCTGGAATGCTAACACCGCTATCAATTGCAGAAATCAAATTTTCAAACTTTGCAGAACCAGAAGTAATGCTTTGCTGTAGTTCTCCAAAGCGTCGAACAACCGTTTCTGGGTTTTCTGCAATCTTAAACGAAGTTGGTGTTAGCCCTTTATAGTTCGGATCAGCCGCTGCGGCTAAAACTTGTAACTCAGGCGCAACATCATCAGCTTTACCGCCAATCAAAGATACACGTTCATACCCTGACCACATATCTCCAAGATCAACGCCCTCTGCACGTTTCTCTAAGATAGACATACGGTCAGATGCGTCAATGAACTCATACTGATTGTCAAAGTCCTTGTTATCAATCAGCTTATTAAGCTCAAATGGATTGAGATCAACGAACTCGCCATCATCAAAGTTCGCGAACTCTGTGCCTTTGCCGCCTTTTTTATAAACCCAATACTTGCCACGCCTTTTACCCGCCAAGTCCGCAGCTTCGTCTTTGGCTCTATCTGATCCTCGTGACTCAAGAGCATACTTACCAGCAGCCAATGCAGCAGTTTGAGCTTTGTTTTTGGCTTTCTCAAGGGCAGGCAATGCAGCAGAGCCAGCTTTACCAACCGCGCTCAACATACGACCTACATTGAATCCCTTACCAGCGCGGTTCTGCATTAATGCTAGTCCCATTGACATCAAAGCCGAACTTTTGTCCACCTTGCCGCTGATATCTACCCCGGTAGCTTCTGCGAACTCTTTTTTATAATCATCAAGAGTACGCTCTTTTTTATCAGGTCCAGCGCCACGAACAGAATTAATGAAGTCATCCATTGCACTAGCAAAGGTTTCATCAAGTGCTTTCTGCACGTTCTGTGGGTCGGCTCCCATCTCCGGCATCATACCTTCGGCAAGCCTTTCCTCTTCTGCCCGAAATTCTTCCGCAGATTGGCCTCTTTGTTTTTCTGCAATTATATTTTGCGCTATAGCTTCGTCACTCGCACCAGTCGGTGCATTGATTTTCGCAATCTGTTCAGCTATTTCATCCAAAGGACTTATAAAATCATTACTTAAATCCAAGTTCTCAGCGTTTTGTAATCTGAGCTTATCCCTTTCTAGTCTAGAAATGTTATCTTCTGGTCCTGCGAATTTTGAACTTTCTTGCATACTTTTAATTTTAGCAAATTCTGCCTCTAAGCCTTTAGGAGCTAACTCCTCGATCCTGCGCAAACTCTCAGCTTGTCTTTCTTCGGCTATTCTGCGTTCTATTTGAGGATTCACAATTCTGGGGTCCATGCCAGACTGAATCTGACCCTTTCCTGATTCTCTTAATGTTGAAATAACTTTAGACAATTGAGAACTAGGACCAAGACCCGGACCTTCTTCTTGGAATAGATCGCCCAGTCCACGACTTTTTTGAGCCGCTAAGTAACGCTCATATAAACGCGCTGGGTCTAGAGGATCAGCCATAATTGTTCGCCTTATGCAGCTTGGTTAATGCCCTGAAGCGCAGTGTATGCGCCAAGACCAGATACAAATGGATTAGGTTGTTGACCATAGTTTTGCTGAGTTTGTGAATAAACGCCTGCTGACGGAGTTCCTGACAGCGCACCATATGCGTATGTGTACGGTAACAACGCTTGCTCTGTTGGACGCTGATATTCCTGACGCGATGTATCAATCATGCTCTGACGATATCCACGCTCCGCCTCACCTACGCCTGTCATAAAGGCTAAGTCTGCGGGACCAAGAGCGGAGTAAACACGACCAATATCTGCTGTCGTACCTGCTAGACTGTCATAACCCGTCCCCAGATTGCCATACCCAGTTCCAAGCGCCCCTACACTCTGGCCTAAACCACCCATTAAACGTCCTGCTTCTAAGTCGCGAGTAGATGCTTTTTCATATGCGTTCTGAGATGCATCTAAAGCAGACTGATAACCCCTTGCTCTTAGGTCGGTACTAGCTTTGGTTTTCGCGTCTTGAATCGCTCGTTCAACTTCTGCGGCCTGAATGCCTTGACGCGATCCTCCAAATGCACCTGCGCGCACGGCCTGATCAGATGCGCGCTTTCTAGATGTTTCACCCTGACGCTCAATATCTTTTTCAGATTCCTTGATAACATCATCTATGTAAGGATTCATATACGAACTAACATACTGAGATGGGTCATACATGCCACGCCCACCAGACACATACTGTGCTGCAGGCCCAAAAAATGTCTTTGCTTCGCCTATTGTGCCAAGACCGCGACGAAGAGATTCAACGCCACCAGTCGTAGCAGCTCCTGCAGTTTCAAAATATGGCTGATATCGACCTAAAAAGTCTGGAATGCCATCATTATTAGAATCTTGAGAAAGAGCTTGAGAGCCAAACGTTTCTAATCCAAATCCTGTAATATCTCCGGGCTGTGCGCCTTCAGGATAAACTAGCCCTTGCTGTACCATTAGGGCATCATTTGAATCAATCTTACCATCGCCATCATAATCGTACTGCAAATCAGTTTCTATTGAACCTGTACTCATTTGCATTATTTTGGTGGCTAAATCATCAGCGGCCTGACCAGATATCGGCTGCGCCCGGCCCTGCTGACCTGCTAGTCTGTACGGCGCGACACCAAACAAATCTGGACGTTGGAGGATACCGCCCTGCAGAACACCTTCTTTATCCTCTATTCCAAATATTCCTTGGAGCAGAGCTTTCTCAAGGCGCTCAATGTATTCGGGACGGCGTTGAACGGTTTCACTTGTGTATGTTTCGTCAGCCATAATTGTTCGCCTTATTTTCTAGTTGATTCATCATAGAGTAGGCTTTTTGAATACCTTCTTTAGAATCACCGTTACCAAGACCTTTTACTGCGTCTTTCGTTAACACAAATTCACCTGCCATTAACATAGCAGGAACATCATCTTTTTGACCAGAGCCTTCTGACGGCATGATTCCGCCATTGCGACGAGGGAAATACTGACCATCAATATATCCACCAGCCGCATATTTGTTTGGAACGTTGAGTTTAATACGTCCTTCACCACCAAATGGGCGGGAAGCTCTCCCGCTACCTAGCTCTTCATCTTGGTCAAACAGTTTAGACCCAAGACCTGATACAAGAGATGTAGCTAAAGCCTCACCAACGCGAGAGTTTAGAAGATTTGTCATTTTACTATCTGGCTGCAGTAGCCCTGAATCCACAAGAAATTTAGCGTATCCTAATGTATTTTCGCCCTGCTTGAATACTGGGGCCAAATTTGCTGCAGTTTTAGCCACCGATGACAAGTTAGGTCTAGTCGCTATGGCATCTGCGTTTATTTTACCTGAAATTGCTCTATCTGCTGCAGCACGAGAAATTTGATCTGGACTCATTCCCGATACTGCTTGTTCAGTCCCACCACCAAACAAGTTACCTATATTCTCAGAACCAAGCCCTTGCTGAAGAGCAGTAAACATTAGTGCGTCTTTTGTGTCACCACCAAGTAGCTTTGATGTAATAGCATTTGCGGCAAGATTCGTAAGGAAGTTACCACCACCGCCCCCGCCACCAAAGATTCCTGAGATAAGTTTATCTAACATTGGACGCTCCAAGTATCATTTATGCTTTTTTAACACACTATTCGCAGATTTCAAAGGGTACAGCATATCTTACGACAACCAACCATAAATATTTTTAGTCTTCTCGATACGATCATCTAAACCGTGATATCCACCATTCACACGCTTAGTAATGCTCTTAATAATACTATTATTAACACCCTTATCAGCAAGTCCGAACAAGCCGTTCTTTTCAAAGAAGAATATTGCGCTGTCCATTGCAAGCTCAGTCGCAATCGGTGATGGGTCATTTACCAATCCATCACGCCCAATATGTTCGGCAAATTCACGAACGTTGTTTTTGCCAGTTAATTGGATGAAACCTTTTCCTGCAAAAAGCCAACCATCACCGCTGCTTTCGGGTCCATTCCCCATACGGCTTGAGTAAACCTTGTTCGCTAATTTTTCAGGGTTCATCGCGTATGGCGCGGCGTCCACCTCTGTTGCAAAACGAGAAGGCCAAACTCTGCACATAGTAGATGCACGGTAGTTAAGGTTTTCTTCGCTAACCATAAAGTTTGCACTTTCGTGCGCTGCTTGACCTAATAAGTGTGCGCCACGTTTTGGTGACAATTTGTAACGATCTGCGATTGCACGGGCCGTATTGGGGCCGAACGCCCCATCTGCCGTTACGCCACACTTGGCCTGCAATATTTTGAGTGCTTCACCTTTTGCCATTATTTCTTACCCCCAAAAAACTTAGTTGCTGACCTGACGGCGAAGCTACTAGCGACGATTACACCCAAAGTATATTGATACCATTCTGGCATGGATTCCAATGCAGCGAATCCATTTGCGACAGCGTTTCTGCCAAACTCACCACAAAATGACAGCACAAGAGGGATTGAAAAGAGCAAAACAAGATATTCATCTTTCCATGAGCTTTGGGTTCCTTGAGCCATAATCCGCTCCCAGTCCGCAACGCTTGTCTTTTCGCTGAGAAGGATCTTGGATTTAGTTTCTGCCTCAGTGAGCTTTAACTTGGCTTCCGCTGCGGTTTTATCAGCTTTGCCCTGCAACCAGCTTCCAGCGAGGTTGGCGATTGGCCCTATAAATGCTTGTATCATTTTTCAGAACCTAACCACACGGCAAACGCGCCCGTCATGGCCCCCGAGCAGATGCTAATCATTGCGGATTGTTGCGTGGACAAATCATCCAAACTCATCCCCCACTCCAAAACGCGTATATACATGATCGTCATAACCAGCATCATAAGACGCGGCATGATCTTCCAAGCTAGTAATTTTTCCATGTCAAACCTCTATGTTTAACTTTGTTCCCTGCGGTCTATCCGCATTAGTCTTGCGCCCAAATCTATCATAACTTTCCTGTAAGTCCAATCTTTGCTTTACGAGCGCCTCTAAGTGGCTGTGATTAGCCCTGTGTTCTTTCTCTACCCTCTGCTCCGCTAAATGCGTTTCTATGCGCTCACGCACTCTGGTTTGGGCGTGTATGTCGCTTCCCACATTAAACGGCGCGTTGCCCACTCCTGAAACACCGTCAGCCATCAGATGCGCCCCTGCTTCGCTAAAATTATAACAATGGTTATTCCAAGCATAATTGTAACAATGACTGTGGAGCCGCCGTAAATAATAATGCGCTCAACAATCTTTGCCTTACGCTTCCTCTCTGCTTCTGCCTTAGCCTTACGATCTTTCCTTGCCTGAACCCTTATAGCTTGCAGTTCGCCCCAAGCAGAAAACCCTCTGGTGGCAATGACGATCTGGCGCAGTTCTTCTTCTGCGTCCTTTGCCCGCTGCAAATTAACAAAGGTTTCCATAGCGTTTTCATCAGAGCCAGAGAAAAGACTGTTCTTTTTTTTCTCATGGGCGTTGCGCAGATCATCCACACCATCAAAAAATTCACCAATTTGCTTAGTTACGTTGACAAGTTCCTTGCCCGCAGAGACAGCAGATTTCACGGCTGCAAACGCCGTAAATGGATCTATCATGTGTCTTTTCCCACAATGATATATCCCAAGCATTTAGCATCAGGATGTATTCTGTATGTTTTTGGATAATGGTAATAAAATGACGGGCGCGGGCAGCGATACCGGCAAGCCTTGTACATGATCCCATTTGGGAACATTCCAAAGGCAATAGATGTTAGGGCGCAAATCATGGCCCAATTATATCACATTTTACTTGACAGCTAAATTCTGAATGTCGCGCCGCATCTCTTTTTGATCGTCACGCATTTCTTTCAACAACTCATGCATCATATCTGTTTTTTGCTCAAGAAGCTTGATTTGAGACTTGCTAGTCAAAAGATTATTAATAATCCACCATCCAGAAGCAGCAACAGCCCCCGCAACAGCAATCACAAAACCCATGTAATCTTGCACAAATTTCAACGCCTTAGCCCTAATAACCATTTGCGATCAGCTTGCTGAAGTCACCACTCATCAATTTCTTTTTAACATATTCTCCGAACTCTTGCGACCCAATTTTAGATCCGCATTCCCGCGCCCACATTTCAGCAACAACAAATGGTATAGATCCAGCTAAACGCATGTCAGATTTGCTGTTGTGACCGTCAATATTGCGCTCTTTATTAAAGTCCAAAATGCGCTGAATATCTTGAGAACGCTTTACAACAACCTTGTCATCTTCTGTATGCCATTCAGTATTTAGAATTGTGTCAGACATTCTTCTTTGGCCTTCCGCGTTTCTTTGGTGCTTTCCCGCCTTCCCACGCTTCATTTATATTTGGCGTAGAAGGGTCATCAGCTTTTAGTTTACCTTTTGCAGTACGCGCACGTTTCGGCGCAGATGCTTTGATTTCCTCACCAAACCCGTTAGCAATGAATGTTGCTGCTTCGTCTGGTGTTGCCTCTATCACATCACCTTTTCCTAATTGCCTTCCAGCAAAGAATGGCTTTCGATCTGTTGTTATCTTTATTTTCATAAACACCTCCACAAATAGAATAGAGGGGCATTTCTGCCCCCCTAACTTTATTATGTTGCGTTTACGTCTGCAACAATACCGTGGGCTTTCTGTGAAGTGACCTGAAGGCCATATTCGCAAGAAATCAAACGGCGCTCTGACAAACCAGTTTTTGCAAGTGGCTCTTGCTTGGCTGTTTGCAGATAAGCAACTTCCGCATAGTTTGGATCAAGAACAAAAACGTCTGGTGTATAAGCTACGCTAGACACTGTTCTGACACGCATATGACGGTTAGGCACGATCTGAAGTTCACCAAAATCAGAAACATAAACGTCAATTGCAGCGTTCAGCTTGCTATCTTCAGCTTCTTTGTAACGTGTTGCGTTACCTGTGAAGGTAGACATTTTTTGCTTTTGAGCAGATCCACACATAACAATAGTTGGCTGTGCGCCTGCATTCCAGCAATCAGCAATCACATCTTTAAGGAGTGCTTCTGTCAATGGACGCAAAGTTCCATCAGTAGCTGCTGCGTTTACAAAACCAGCTTCACCCGTACCAGATGTTGTACCATTAGCACCACCTGAACCACGCGAAGTGTTTGAGGTTAAGAAGGCTGGCAGACCCGCCGCTTGACGCGCTGTGCCTGATGCACCGGCTGACGCTGCAACGTTATCCAGAAGCATTGCTTCCATGTCACGCTTCAGTTCAGACAGTTTGTAAGCAACTTGCTTCGCTACAGTCTGAGCATTGGCAACACCATTCACTGCTTGATTCGTTGAACTCACCTCAACCACCTTGGCACTGATTTGCGTATATCCGCCCTTGCGAACCGCATTAGTTGGTGCAGTGTTGGCAATGCCTACGTCACCCTCAATCTGACGGTTTGCACCAGTTGCAGCAAGATCAACTTCACTCCACTCAAAGTAAGTGTTGTCAACATTGCGTGTGCCAATAGTAGACATAAAGATAGTCTCTGTTGGCGAAATTGAGGTCATCGCTTCCGCTAAGTCCTCACGAATTGTAGACACATCATATGTCTCGTTTGTGTTAGCTGTTACAGCCATTGTCTTATTCCTTTAGACAAAAGTTAAGAGGTTAGCCACGCGGCAACATCATCTATGCCACCTGACCGCTTCATTGCCGCCGTTGCTTTTTTCGCTTTGGTTGCTTTTCCAGCGCTTGCCGCTCGCTTGGCTGCTGGCTTGACTACTGGCCGCGCACCCTCTGCCTTTTGTTGGGCAGCGGGTTTGTTGGCCTGAAGTTCTCGCCATTTTAGAGCATCATTTAAGATCATAACTTCCTCTGCCGTTTTAACAGTACCAATTTGCTCATCAGTAAGCTGGTAATGCTTTTTGGCTTTGGTTGTTACATCTTGGATAAATGCACTGCGCTTTTCAGCATTGTTAAAATCAGGCATCCATTCAGCTAGGCGCATTGCCTGTTGCTCAAGGAATTGATTATTTAACTGCTGGTTACGCGCTTGCTCTTGCTGCGCCAGATAAGAAGCTTTTTGCTCCCATTGCTGACGCATTTCCATGCCGCGACGATATGCTTCCGCTTGCTCCTGAAAACCTAGAGGGTCACTATCACGCAGTTCCTCAGATGGATACTCAGGTACTATCGGAACGCCTTGCGTCTGAACTTGCTGTACCATTTGATACAAAACTTGGCGCTCTTGGTCTACTTGCTGTTGTAGCGCGTCAAATTGCTTTCTTTGCTCTGCTACTTCGCTCATACCCTTTTGGATGTACTTTTGCCCAGAGTATCCACGGGTAAGCTCATCTAGGTCTACCTGCTTAGTTTCACCATCTACTTTGACAGTGTATAAAGCAGGCTCCTCTTGAGCCGCCTGATGCTCATCCTCAACATCCTCATCATATGTATCTGTGTCGCCATATGATACGTCATCATTCTGATCTTGTGCTTCAGAATTTACTGTTTCGGGTTGAGTGTCCTCAGTTGCCTCTACAGATCCCTCTGATGCATCATCAGAATTAGCAGGCGTTTCTAAAATCAAATTGTCAGTAACCGCCTGCAAGTCGTTACCATTGATTGGGTTAGTCGTTTCCACGGTGCTTTCCCTTCCGTTTTATGAGAGCCAAGGCGTCTACATCTGCCTGCAAATGGCGCTCTATTGACATTAATGCCCTCAACATGGCGTGAGCATCCTCACGTTTTTCCACCTCTTGGGCGCTGCTATTTGCGAAAGTCCTCATTTGGGTGTCTCGCAAATCTTTTATGGTTTCTACAAACCATTCATTCTCTAACAGTGATCTTGAGCGTTTAGCTCTTTGCTCAATATCCACCCTGCATTCCTACTATATTGTTTGCCTGCTGCTCCGCTTTAATCTGAGCAACATCTACTGATGTTCCATACTTACCTAATATCTCAGCTACCTTAACCGCAAGGTCTTGGATCATATCATCACGCGCCAAGTCATCATCAGCAGCTAATTTCTGCATTTTATACTGATAATCCATCTGCGCCTTAGTCATGTCTACTTGCGCTCTGGTTTGGGCTTTCATTTGCTCTGCCTGCAAGAATGCTGCATTCGGATCAGCTTGCTGGCCCGCCATCATTTGCTGCTCTTGTGCCGCCTGCTGCTGTTGCTGCATCATCTGCTGCTCAATCTCTGGAGACATAGGCATAAAGTAACGATCTGCATTGCGTAGACCACCAATTGCTAACAAGTCAGCAAGAGTGTTTCTAATCTGCGTCAGAGACACAATTCCATTTTGTGGGCCATAGGCTTGGAATACCTGTTGTTGGATCTGTAGGGCCTGCTGTAGCGCCGCTGCGCGTTCATTCTCGCGCCCTGTGCCGATACCTACATTTACCATCAAGTCCATGTCTGCATCCCACGCTCTGGGATCAACGGGAACAAACTGACCATTAAGGCGCATAATTTCTTCATTGTCAGAATGCTTAACCATCAGATCCAGCATCATGCGAAACATCTGACGCATACCGCCTTCTGCAAAGTTTCTGGCTATTACTTCTGCCTGACCTGTTTGACCTTCCTGAGATGCGGCAATTGCCGTTGCTGTAGAAGATTTCAAAACATCTGGATCAAGACCCTGCGCCATCTTTGAAACGCCTGTCTTGTTATCAACCGCTTGGTCAAAGTATTGCAGCGCTGGAAGTGTCTGACCCGCTGTAAACGGCACAGTCATTTCCATAACACTGTTTGGAGCCTTAACCCTAACGATGCGCCCAATCTCGTTATTTAACAAATCGTCTACGGCCACCTGACCATCTACAATCTGCAATGCGGGGTTATTCGTCAATGCCACGTTGTCCAAAACACCGCGTAGCATAGATGTGGCCGCGTCTTGGTCATTCATAACCAAATCTACAAGAGAAGTGCCAAAGAAAGCGTGTGGCTCTGGATCGCACTCAAAGATCGCATATGGCGCATAATCAGCTTCATAGAAGTTAAGTATCTTATATGTAGAGCCAGCACACAGAAACTGATACAAGACAGGAACACCTGTGCCTTCTATATCCAGTTCCATATAGGCATTCGTTACCGTAATCTTCTTAGAAGCGCCTGAGATGTTTTCATCTTCGCTTTCATCTACAGAATAACCACGGCGCTCAAACTCAGCCTCATCATCAGTTACGCTGTATTCGCTACTATCCAAGCCAGATAAATCATCTGGGCTAAACCCCATTGCAATCAAATCAGCAACGCGCATTTCTGTGCTGTGTCCACAGATGTAATAATCGTCAATGCCACGCGAATTTCTATCTACAAAGAAATCTTCTGGTGGGATGCTTTCTATGCAAATGTCACCCTTTGGAATAGACCTAGAAACCTTAACGTCATGCTCTGGAACCTCTATGTCTAAACCCTGCTCATCCAGAGAAGCATTGATCCGCATTTCATGCTCAAGAACCTCAATATCATCATCCTCTACAACCAAACCAAATTCTTCGTCTGTAAGGTTTGTGAAGGTGTGTATTTCTGTGTCTGTTTCTTCTTTATAGTAAACGTATCCAATGCCAACTTTCTTAACCATAGCATCTTGGAAAACATCGTTTAAAACACGATAACCATCGTGCTGCTGGAACTTGTAAGAAACAAAGCTGGTTGCTTGTTCCGCAGCCGCAACATCTTCTGGGCCACGCGGCACAAACTCAACAGGCTTTTCGCTTGTTAAGAATATGCGCTGAATGCTTGGTTTTATACCGCGCACAACTTCCCGACACTTAGTTGCCACAACCTTGCTGCGACCTTCTTCATGCCCTATGTTTACTTCGCCATCAAAGTAACGCTGTGATTTGATCCGCTGTGGCGCAATTTCGCTATCAATGAAATCCACCGCGTCTGTAATTGCTTTGGAAACAATGCTTTCAATCTGTGTTTGATCTAGTGGTTCTAAACGCATTTATTGTCTCCTACTGCGTCAACAAGCCTACGCCCATCATGGGCAAGCCACTTTCAGGCTTCAAACCTGTCGCTTCCATTGCTTGTTGCTCTGTGGGCTTTTGCGCCCCAACACCAAGATAATACATTGCACGATTATATGCATAATCTCTAGCTTCTTGAGAAACTTTCCGACCCATCTGTACCTGACGCATTACGTTTAAAGCGCGAACAGCATCATCTGTTCCCACCTCAGTCAACGCTCTTGCAATATCGTTATAGATGCTCATGCGTTGGTTTTCTGTGAACTCATCAGTAAAACCCGTCAACTCACTTACAATCTTTCTCGTAGCCTCTAGTGGTTGACCGCGCAGCAATGACGTAGCTGGCCCTGCTGAAGTCATTTCCTCTATGCCTTTTTGCGTTGATTGGCGAATAGCTGTAGCACTGTTGCGTGATAGACCAGCGCGAGTAATTGCTGCCTGACCTACTTGATCAATTTGACGCAAGAAATCATCTGTCTGTTCACCCATTACCGCTGTAATTTTTTCTCTTG